ACTCCCTCGCCAGCGGCCGGGTTTAGGAAGTATCCGGCCCCGACCAGGGGGACTCCGTCGCAGTGGAACGTCCCGGCCTCGGTGACGCTCATGCGGCTGTTGACGAACCTCTCCAGGCTGGAGTACAGGCGGACCGGGTCTGCGGTCTCGAATGACTGCACGAGTTGGAATGTCCGTCCACCGCGGCTGACATGCCGAACGGCGGTGTTCGGATCGGAGTTGTCGTAGTACAGCTCGGCGACGAGTCTCACCTCCTCGTCGATCGGGGCCTGCGCGATGATTCCATCCGTCAACTCGGACCGAAGCGAGTCGACGAGGAGCATGCGGCTGTAGTCGTCGAACCGGTCCTCCGTCGAGACGAAGGCCTGGAAGACGTTGGTTTCCTGCACAACCTCAGCCTCCACGTATCCGAGATCGTCGCCCTTCGTGGAAAGGAATCTGAACCGGACGAGGCACCGGGCGCCGATGGCGGCCACGTCCAGTGTCGACGCGATTGGAATGCGGATAGTGTATCCGGCGTCGTACACCGCGTTGCGAGTCACCGTGATGGAGTTCGCGAGGAAGGAGTCGGTGACGATCACGTCCCCGGGAGTCGTCACCACCGCCGAGTCGATGGCCGCCGCAAGGCGGTAGTACACGAGCCGCGGGAATGGGTAGAGGCGGAACGACATCAGGAACGGCACGCAGTACACGAACGAGTTCGGGTCGGAGATCATGCGGTCCGGGTACTCGCCGGCGGCCAGCAGTCGGTATATGCCGGCGCGCCGGTCGTAGACGATGAGACTTCCCGGGCGCACGCTCCACCCCCGCGCGTCCAGGTCTGCCAGCTCGATGTCCATAGGGGCGGTGTTCGTCGGCACGACGTGCCCGGTCGCATCCTTGAGCAGGAGGAACGCGGAGAAGAGGCGAGTCTGCACGTCGTCGCGACGCTTGATGAAGGTCGTGATGGAGTCGTTCACACGGTCACGCTCAACCGCCGTGGAGAGGTATGACTCGAGGTCGCTCTCCATGACGATGTTGCGCCGGAGAAGGATCTTGCGCATGATCCCCTTCTTGACCTGCAAGAGGTTCTCAGCATCAGTACCTCCAGACGGGTGGGTCAAGAGCTCGCTCAGGACGACCATAGAGGAGAGCTGACCGGGGAAGGCGGACACGGCCGTGCCTGAGAACTGGAAGTTGCCTACAGCGCCCTCCGTCAGCACCAGCTCGACGCGGAGCTGGCTGTTGAAGGCCGGGCGGAAGTACCCAGAGACTGGCACGAAGTAGATCTCGATCGCGCCGTCACCCGTGTAGGAGTAGTAGCAGAAGTCCTCGATCGGCGGGTCACCGGTCTCGTTGAAGACGGCCGTCAGCGGCCTCCAGGACGTCTCGCCCGGCCCGAGGTAGAAGACGTCGAAGCCGGCCAGCTGGGACCCAGCTGGGACCGCGACTCGGAAAAACGTCGTCTCCAGCGTGCTCGACGACACGACTTGGAACTCGACGGCGGTTCTCACCGCCTGGTGCAAGCGCACTTCCATGTACACCACCGACCTCGTGGTGCCCGTCGTGTCGACCACCTGGGGGGCGATGTACGTTCTGACGTGGGTCGCTCCAGTTGCGTCCGGAAAGTCCATCTCCGCAGCGTTGTATGCGGCGGCGACGCGGGTGCCGCCGAACAGGGTGAGGTCAACGCGCCCGGCCACGATGAACGGGGTCTTCCCGAGGTAGACCGTGTGGCCGCGCGGGATCGAGAAGATGCCAGTCTCAGAGCCGAATGCCGCGCGGACCTCGTCCAGGTACAGCCCGATGAGCGCCCGGCAGGAAGCGGGGGTCGCCGCGGCGATCTGGTAGTCATAGACCTTGGCGTAGTTGTAGACAGACCGCGGGAGCGTCGCCGTGTTGAGAAAGTTCTCGCGGTACAGCAGATTGCGGTGGTACGCACCCTCGGCGGCGACCTGGGCCATGGCTGCGGTCATGTAGCCAAACAGGCCGCTCTTGAGTGTGGAGTAGGTACCCGGTTCGAGATAGTGGTCCGCGAGGTCGAGCAAGGCGCTCTCAGCCCCATACACGGATGGGGAGAAACTGGTGTTGGCCATTGTCCAGGTGTTCCTTCGGAATGTTTGATGGAGTCAGACCCCGTCCGGGGTCAGTCGTTTGCCCTCGGAGAAGTTGAGACAGAGAGTGGATCTGACGGCTCCGGGGGGCGTCTCCACGCTGATAACAACACCCGCGCCGCCGGCGGCCCTGTTGAAGTCGCCGAAGATGGCCATATCCATGACCTCCAGGTAGGAGTACGCGTACGGGACCGTGACCTTGATTCCCTCCGGGTTGCCGACGCGGCCGCTCCAGGGCGAGTACGGAATGGCGGTCGGGAAGCACCCGGTGTAGCGCATTCCGAATTCGATGGTTCGCCCGTCTGCCCGCAACTGGAAGCAGTAGATCGAGCTGGCGTAGTCGAGGATGGTACCAGTGATGTACCGCTTCACGCTGTCTTGCTTGGGGTAGATGAAGCCCTTTGTCACGGCCTCGATGTAGTCCACCCACACCTTGTGGAGGGTCGTCACCGGGGTCCCGGACCACTCCGCGTACTCGATCTGCACGGTGCCGTCCTGGCGGCTGTTGAGCGTGTGCTTCGGCACGGTGAGGCGCGAGCCGTCCCAGCCGTCGGCGATCTGGTGGACGTCCATCACGATGTCCTGGACCGAGTAGGACTCGGCCATGTTCGTGAGCAGCTTGATGAATCCCGACGCCCCGGTCAGCTTGCGGGCGATGGCGAGCGGCGCCGTCGGCGTGCCGATGCCGAGCTTCAGCCCGGCGTCCTTGTCGTCGAGGTTGAGGTCCGGCGTCGTCACGAACACGTAGAACGGCCCCGTGGACGCCGGGTCCGGACCGATGCCCGGCCCGCCGGCCCCGTGGGCGCTGAGGCGCTCCGGGTTGAATGTGTCGATGAGATCGGACGGAGTGACGAAACGAGAATTCAAGATTCTCTGGAGGTCGGGCCCCCCGCCGTCGGTGGGAACTGCCATCTGGCGCTCTCCTTGGAAGCTGAACAACGAACTGTTCTCTCACCCGAATATCATCATTTTGTGCGGACCGATTCCCGGAAAGCACTATGGGTAGGAGAGATCTATGCAATCCAACCGCAGCCGCCGCCTCGCAGCGGCGGCCCAGTGGACCGCCTGAACGAGTCTGGACGCAATTCAAGAACCCCTGTCACGTTGAGGAAGACGAGTCTGCATCACTGCGTCACGTCGGTTTTCGTCCTCAAGCTGTCCCGCCAGCTGCTGCATAACCTATCCGAAGCCGCGGAGGGATCCCGCGGACGGACTAAGACGGTGGCGACCGCCCCCATCCTCAAGGACTATTTCGTGAGGGTGGTCGGTTTCTACGTCTTCGACCTGGCCAAACTCGTCTGTGACGAGGTCGACCAGGAGATAGCGCTGGGGAGCATCCCGTCTCACATCCGTGTGCCGGACGGGATGGACGTCGTCCAAGACTTCAATCTCGTAATGTAGTAAAGGGCGGGCGACCGACGGGACCGAAGAATAAGTCCGACTGGGTCCCGCCCTCTTTTTTTTCGGAGGACACATGGAAATCCGATTCGTAGAGGACGGTAGGCCGTGCGTCGTGCAGAGAACGTTGGCAGCCGTCGGCCCGTGGCACCTGCTCGTGGGCTGCCTGATGCTGAACCGGACCACGCGAGCCCAGGCGAAGAAGGTCCTGCTGGACTTCTTCTCGCTCGTCGGCCGCCCGGAGGACCTGACCGCAGTCAGCGACGGCGCACTCCTCGCGGTCCTCCGCCCGTGCGGCCTCGGCCGACGGCGCCTGGCCGGGCTGCGCCTGCTCACCGAGGACTACCTCGCCGGAAAGCCGGTCTCGGGAATTCGCTTCTGCGGCCCGTACGCCCGCGCCAGTCACGAGATCTTCGTCGAAGGGCTCGTCCCGCCGCCGACCGAGGTGACGGATGCGGAGCTGGTCGCTTACCTGGAGGGATGCGCGAGTCCCGGTAACAATTCATTGGCTGTACATCGATCAACACCGTCCTCCGGAGAATAATCCACATGGGCTTCCTGAATGACATGAAAGAGCTCGTAGGCGAGCTAACCGGAGTGGTCCGCGGCCTGCGGGCGGCCCCGGACCAACTCAACAAGGCGGCCGGGGACCTGAACGGCCCGGACGACTTCTTGCAGCGCCCCATCGACTCCGTCGCCAAGAGGGCGAAGAGCAGCATCCTCCTCTTCCCGGTCGTCGGGTCCGAGTCGCTCTCGCCCGAGACCGTGGCGACCATCTCCCGCGCCGTCCAGGTCCGCGCCACCGAGTACGTCCGACTCTACGTGACGAACCTGGACCCGCGGGAGGGCGGGGGGAAAGGCGCGATCGTCAGCTCCCTGCAGGGGTCGTCGCTGAAGGACGCCATCTTCGACGAGAGCGCCAGCGAGGTCGGAGCGTACGTCCGGAAGAACATCGTGTCCCTCGTGGAGTCCGCCATGGGCGGCGGGCTGGAGATCCGCCCGCCGCTGGAGCGTCACATACTATCAGAAGCCCTGAAGGATCCCAGGACCTCGAACATACGAAACTTCAAGCCCAATAGCTCGCCAAGCTCGAGCCAGCACCCCGTCACGATGAGCCGGAAGGACGCGGAGAATCTGTGGGCGAACAACATCTCCGCGAATCCGGGAGCCGGCTCAAAGCCTAGATCGCCGATCAGCCCGGAAGCTGAAATGGCGGAGCAGGAAGCAAAAGTAAAGACTCACAGCACCGCGAAACACGACAGCGAGGAGCTCACCCGCCTCGTCGCCCAGCTCATGCAGCGCGGTGACGCGAGGGATCTGCTCAACCAGATGAAGAAGACCGACGAGCGAGTCGTCGGCCTGATCGCGTCCATGGAAAAGCTCCCCAAAGACGCCCTGGAGGTGTACACCAACGAGGCCAGGGTATCCGGCTGGAAGCCGACCGAGTTCGACAAGGTGAACCGCTTCCCGCCCGTGCTGCTCGACCTCACCGTCCACCACAAGAGCGGCGACAACGTCCACGAGACCAAGATGATGATCGGCGTGAAAGCTGTGGCCCACGTCGTCCCCAGCGTCGACCTCGTGACCGGCCTCGGCACCGCGCTGCAGCGCGACAGCCTCTTTCTGCAGTTCATGCGCCTGACGAGCGGTGAGACGTCCTTCGTGAAGGACTTCGTCCTGAACCTCGGCGCCGCGAAGGCCCGCGCCAGCAGCAAGACCAGCGGCGGGACGAAGATGCTCGAGACGCTCCGCCGCCAGGCCGAGTGGAACGACCTGCGCCGCACCTGGGTCGTCGCCGCCGTCTCCAAGCGCGGCTTCGTGCCCCCGACCACGACCGTCATCGTGACCGCCGACGAGGTGGAGCGCATCCGCGGCCTGTACGGCGTCGACTTCTCCAAGCCGGCCGTGGCCCGCGACCTCCTGAAGAGCCACAACCTCATGGGTTTCGCGATCGTCGACGAGAGCATCGGCCTGGTGCGCTTCTACGAGGACGGCGACGGCGACTTCGACCGCATCCCGATGAGCGAGATCAAGGAGCGCGGCAGCCAAACGTCTGTCAAGGACATGATGACCATCCTCGCGAGGACCTGAAATGAAGAATCTGACAGAGAAGTCCACCGTCCAGTCGACTGCGGCCCCCGGCCAGGTGGCGGAGCTCATCGACCGGCTGCGCGGCAAGAGCGACCACGAGATCGCTAAGGCCGCGATGTCCTCCAAGGGCAACGTCACGAGGGTCGAAGGCTACGACAACCTCTCCCGCTGCATCTCCCGCCTCAGCGCGATCGACGGGGGCCGCGGGACGCTCGGGAAGGCGCTCCGCGACGCCCGCGCTGCCGAGACCATGCTCCTGAGACAGCGCCCGACCTTCGAGAAGGCATTCGCCAAGGGTGGCAGCGAGGCGAGCCGCCTCATTTACGTCGGGATCGTCGCATCCCTCTGGCATACCGTCACCCTCCTCTGCGCCGAGGGCGTCATCTTCGTGAAGGGCGCGGACGGGCGCTACCAGCCCGTGGCGAACGCCGCCGGCGCGGACGCGGTAGCGACCGGGGTCCCGGCGACCCGCCTCGCCCGATTCGTCGAGGCCGCGGACAAGTACGGCTTCCAGCAGACCGTCACCGAGACGGCGAGGGCCTTGGAGAGCGAGTTGCTCGGCGAGGTCTGGTCCGTCATAGCCATAGCGGCGGGCGGCGCGGTCGCCCTCGTTGCCCTCCTCGGACTGGCGCGCGAGATGGCGGAGTACTACTACCGTCTCCGCGGGACGTTCGCCCGCTGGCTCGACCTGCAGGCCAGCTTCCTCGACATGAACGCCTCAGCTCTCGGCGTCGACAAGTCCTCCAGTCGCGACAGGCAGGAGCAGTACGCCAAACGGCTAAGAGCGATCGCGGACTCCGTCCGCGTCGACAATGCTGACGCGGAGAAGGGGGTGCGACAAACACTGGCAGCGGAGAAGGCCATCACCCCATCTCCGAATCTCAGCATCGCGCAGAGCGGTGGCTCCGTCGTGTGAGATTTGGCGGGAAAGGTCCACCTAAGTCAAACAGGAAGTTAGCGGGCTAGGCGAGCTGACGGAGTCGGAGCTGCTGATAGGCCCCGCGTCCCGTCCCGCCATTACCCCTTGCAATTTTTAGGAGTTTTCCAATGATCCTCGAAAACCACACGTTCACCCCGGGCAAAACATCTGCCGGCGTCGGCGATTTCGTCGGCGAGCCGCAGGAATTGATCGAGAACACCATGGAATCGATGGTTGCAGTCGGTAACCTCAACATCGCCATGGCACGCCTGGAGCACCACTGCATTGTGGAGAGCGCCAGCCCCGAGACCCTCAACGAGGGCATCAAGGAATTCTTCAGCGGTATCAAAGACACCATCGTCAAGTACTGGAAGAAGTTCGTGAACTGGATCTCCGCCGCGTTCGAGAGCATCCGGAGCAAGATCTTTGGCCCCCGTACCGAGTGGCTGAAGAAGAACGAGGCCGAATTGGTGAAACTGACCAGCTTCGGCGACGCCAAGTACTCCTTCGGCAGCAAGGTCATGGCCTACTCCGGCACCGTATGCCAGAGCTTCACCGACAAGGCCCAGCACGCTCTGAATCTGGTTGACAGCGTCGGCGACAAGGTCGACCGCGAAGAACTGAAGAAGAAGGTGGAAGAGCTCTACGGTCGCGGCGATGGGAAGGACAGCTCCCTCACCAAGAGCCTCCAGGACGACATCATCGGCGACGAGAAGGAAGTGGCAATCGATGCCGCCGGCGTCAAGGCGATGATCAAAGTCGCCCACGCTGCCTTCAAGGACATGGAAAACCTCCCCCAGACGAAGAAGATCGCCGACTCCTTCGTGAAGAAGGCCGAGGGCTACACCGCAATGTGGGCCAACTCGAAAGGTGATGACGACAAGGACGGCAAGAAGAGCATCAACCGCCGACTGGAAGCGATCTCCACCATCGGCCCGGTCGTCCAGAGCTCCATCAGCGCCGTCATCAGCGCCGTCTCCAAGGTCAATGCTCAGTCCATGGGCTATCTGGTACACGCCCTGGGCGCAGGCCGCTCCCACGCCCTGAGTGGCAAAAAAGAGTCCGCCGGCATCCTGGCCGCCTACATGTAATTCCCGCGTCGCGTCCCGTCCCGTCTCTGTTTGCAAATTTGTAAATCAACCCTTAGGAGTTTCGTAATGATCTTGGAAAACAACCTGCCTGCCCTGGCTGGAAAGTCCGTTGGCATCGGCGATTTCGTCGGCGAGCCGCAGGAATTGATCGAGAACACCATGGAATCGATGGTCACCATCGGTAACCTCAACATCGCCATGGCACGCCTGGAGCACCACTGCATTGTGGAGAGCGCCAGCCCCGAGACCCTCAACGAGGGCATCAAGGAATTCTTTGGCCGCGTCAAAGACACCATCGTCAAGTACTGGAAGAAGTTCGTGAACTGGATCTCCGCCGCGTTCGAGAGCATCCGGAGCAAGGTTTTCGGCCCCCGTACCGAGTGGCTGAAGAAGAACGAGGCCGAGCTTGTGAAGCTGACCAGCTTCGGCGACGCCAAGTACTCCTTCGGCAGCAAGGTCATGGCCTACTCCGGCACGAAGTTCAAGGAATTTGCCGAGAAGGCTCAGAAAGCTCTCACTCTGTCCAACGACGTCGGCGACAAGGTCGACCGCGAAGAACTGAAGAAGAAGGTGGAAGAGCTCTACGGCCGCAGTGGCGACAAGGATGGCTCTCTCACCAAGAGCCTCCAGGACGACATCATCGGCGACGAGAAGGAAGTGGCAATCGATGCCGCCGGCGTCAAGGCGATGATCAAGGTCGCCCATGCCGCCTTCAAGGACATGGAGGACCTCCCCCATGCGAAGCAGATCGCCGACTCCTTCGTGAAGAAGGCCGAGGGCTACACCACGGTCTGGGCCAACTCGAAGGGCCGCGGTGACAGCCAGGAAGACAAGGACGGCAAGGAGAGCCTCAACCGCAAGTTGGAGGCACTCACCACCATCGGCCCGGTCGTCCAGAGCTCCATCAGCGCCGTCATCAGCGCCGTCTCCAAGGTCAATGCTCAGTCCATGGGCTATCTGGTGAGCGCCCTGCGCGCCGGCAAGAGCCACGCCATCAGCAGCAAAGATGAGGCCGCCGGCATCCTGGCCGCCTACATGTAATTCCCGCGCAAGAAGTAAGACGAGCCCCATCCCGCGAGGGATGGGGCTTTTCTCACACCGACTCGATGAACTGGTCATACGCAGTGACCGCACTCTGGAGGGTCGCAGTCCTCTCTTCGTTCTCCCTCAGGAGCCCGCGGAGCTCGGCGCGGACGATCGGGCTTCGCTCCACCGCCAGCTTGTCCTGCAGGCGCTGAGAATCCTGAGAGATCTCGCCGATCTCGGCTTCCGCCCTACTCTTCCGATTCCAGGTATCGGCGAGCGCCATCTCTTTGTATTTTTGCTCGTCCTCTGCGCCAGCCTGGGAGAGGCTCGTCGCTGGCGAAGGCCCGGCTGCCGCGAGGGCCACCGGCGAGACGGCCGTCGCCGTTGGCCCAGACTGTGCCGACGGCTGCCTCGGTGGGGCGCCCCCTCCACTGTTGTACGCGGCCTCCGCTGCAGTGGCCGGTGGGGCAGTCTCGGTGCGGAGGGCGGGGGCTGCCGCGACGTTCATGGGGGAGCCCGGGGGGAGACCTTGTGGCGCGGCCGTCTTTCCGGCGGAGTCCTTCGCCAGGGCCGTCGGGACGATCGTCGCGGAGACGTGCGGCTCAGCCGACTCGTCCGACCCGGCGCTCGACTGGAGGACGATCTCGACGGCCTTCACCCGCCACGCCCCGGTCAGCGGCGTGAGGGTCGGGTCAGCGGTGATGACCGACCACTCGAGCCCAGGCGCGAAGGCCGCCAGGTCCACCCCGTCGAACCGCACGGTGGCCGGAGCATACGCCTCGCGAGCGGCGACGCGCAGCTTCTCTGCCGTCATCGGATTGTCGTACGCCTGCCAGGCCACGCGTTCCTTCGGGGTCTTCGACGATAGCACACCGTCCGGTACGAGGCTCCGGCAGTCGCTCCCGGATTTCTCGCGGTGGTTCGCCTCGACGAGCTTCACCGCCTCTCCGATCGTCTCCTTGCGCGCCGGCCCGTCGGCGCTCATCGCTATCCGCTGCCCGGTCCGCAGGCGGGCCGTGCCGCCCTCGTCACTGGCACTCCCGAACACGTCACCCGGGCCGGCCTCGTCGGCAGACATGAGCTCGAGGACGACAGACTTGATCCCGCTGTCTGGGGTGATCTTCTTGGCGGAGCTCAGGACGTACCCGGCGCTCGTGTCGAGGAACACGGAGAGGGTCCCGGCGTACAGACCGTGCACCTCGTCGAGGTACCGCAGAGCCCGGACGTACGTCAGCGGCGGGACCAGCACGTTCTCGTACTTCTTCGGATTGTCCGGCGGAGCGAAGAAGAACGGGTAGCGCTTCGCCTCCGGCTTGTTGTCCGCGGTGAGGTGCATCACCACCTCGCCGAGAGTCGTGGCGTGGTACACGCCGTTGTTTATCCGCTTGTTGATGGACAGCGCGATGGTGGGCGCGATCTCCATCGTCATGATCGTGGCCGGGAGGTCCTCCGGGATGTCGTTTTCCTGATAGAACGGGGTCCTGGGAAGCCCTCCCTCCAGCGTCATGATCTGGAACTCGGCGTTCTTCAGGTAGTCATCGAATGCGTCCACCAGCTCGCCGGAGTCCGCCGCACCGTCGGACACGTACCACTTCTTGACGCCCAGGTACAGGCGGGCGGTCCGCCACTCGGCCTGGATGGTTCTGGCCTGGGCCGTGGACACGCCGAGCTCGAGCCGGAGGTATGGGAAGACGTGGTTGTCGTAGTCCTTGTAGATCCGAAGCTCGGTCACCGCTCTGTCGAGGAGGACCGCGTCGGCCTCTCCAGCCCCGCTCGGGACGAGAACCAGGCTGACTGTGTATCGGTGTCTCCGGAATTTTCCTTGTATCTCTGGCATGGTCATCGCTGTACACAATAAAAATGAAGAGACAAAGCCCGAGCGCCATGGCGCCCGGGCGATGCGGTCAGTACGTCTCGCCGGCGTAGCACATCTCGAGATTCACCGGAGAGCCGTGGAAGTACTTCGCGTTTGCCTGCTCCAGCTCGCCGATACCGCTGCGATTGACGAGCTGAGCATCGATCGATGCCTCCTCGGCCGGCTGAACCTCGGCCGCGTGTGAGGTGTGAACCAGCAGCCGCCAGCTGGCCTCCACTATCGAATGGTTCTCCACCGCGATTTTCCCGTCCTCGAGCAGCGCCCCGAGCGACGGCGCGTCCGGGGGAAGGCGGCCCTCGGCCACGCGGTCGGCCACGAGCTTGGCGGCGCGGGACATGCCGACCTTCTGGATGCCGCGCACTCCGAGGTCCTCCTCTCCGGCGAGGGTGAGGACGTATGGGAAGTGGCCGGGGTCCAGCCTGGAGGAGAGAGCCTCGGCCGTCTTCGACCCGCGGAGCGCCTCCAGGAACACGCCTTCGTGCGTAATGACGCGTGTGTGGTCTCCGGCCGCCTTGATCACAGCGATGCCTCGCCCCGACCCCACCTCGGCAGGCCTCGCGGCGTAGGCGAGGTCGCAGTTCCACGAGCTCAGGATCAGCGACGGGCCGGGGACGCGCCCCGCCGCGAGGAGCGTCTCGGGCCACGCCTCCGGGTCGATCTGCCCGGTGTCGACCAGGTGCATGTGTGGGACGCGGTCGAACAGCTCGCGGGCGATGAGGAGGTTGAAGGCCACGTACCGTCGGATGACCTCGTACTCGTCGGCGACCGGCCCAAGCCGTTTCGCGTACAGCCTCTCCTTGTAGTCGGCGGACACGGCGATCTTCCGGTCGCACCGGCACGTGGAGTGGTAGAGAAGGACGGTCGTCCTCTTGTTGAACATCTTCCAGGCGTAGTTCCTGTAGTGGCCTGCGAGATTGACCAGCTCCGCGGCGAGGACGCGCGGGTGCCGGTTCAGCTCGCCGCGCGTGAGCTTCGCGACGGTGTACTCGCTGAACAGCTGGCGGAGAGCTGAGTTGAGATTGATGAAGACGTACAGGTCCTCACCCGTGGTCTGGGCATCCAGAAATGGCGCGAGGACCTCGTCGAGGACATCGTAGCGGGGGCGGCGCAGGCCGATGAGGGACCCGAGGGCCGACTGGCCCTCGGGCGATCCGAACGAGTGCTGGTGTGTCATACATTCCTCCGAGGTAGTATCAGAAGAATGTTAAGCATGAGTCTGTCCGCTCTAAAAGTCGCGCCGCACTAGATGGCGAGCTCCAGCGAGGTCGCGAAGTACTCGTCCGATGCAGACTCTCTTACGGGAGGGGGAACGATGGCGTCCCATATCGGAGTACTGAATAGGTTGTAGAGAGAGTGCGCGAGAATAGCCAGGTAGAATTCTTTCTCACCAGCCTTCTCCGGGCTCACCCCCATCTGCAGGTCCCGGATGTAGCCCCACTTCTGAAGAGCGCCGAGAAGCTGGTGGATCACGGCGACCGTGCCCCTGATGAGCACAGCGGAGCCCAGGCTGTAACCCATTGCGAGCATGGTCCGGGTGTAGGTGAGGAACTCGAAGACGTTGATCGTGAGCGTGTAGGCGGCCAGCCCCTTTCCCTGCTTGATGAGCAGGCGCCGCCCCAGCTCCTCGGTCAGCGGAGCCGCGACCACGGCGAGGAACACCTGTCCCCCCCACGGTCCTAACAATAGGAATCCGATAGGGGCGACGATAATCTGGGCGGCCAGTATCACCATGAACATAGCCAGTCCGGCGGGTATTTCACCCTCCTCCCCGAGGTCGTCGTACATGGACCTGAACACGGTGGAGAAGCTGAGGGAGACCTCCTTCGAGAGTTTCTGAAAGGTCGGCGCGGCATTTTCCCCAACACTCTCTCTGAAACCGCCAGTCGGCGCGAAGATCCGCTCCAGTCGCGAGGCTTCTTTCTCGCAGTGCGCCCTGAACCGCGCCATGTCGAATCCGCCCTTCGCAAGACCGGCCTCCGACTCCGCCACCTTCTTCTCCCACGAGGAGACCGCGGCGTCGATGCTGGACTTCGAGAGGTCGGAGATCTTCTTGGACCAGTCTCCGAGCACGCCCTCCGTAAGGGCTCCCATTTCGTATTCGGCAGTCTCTGTTCGGAGGATCATCGGGAAATTTCTCTCTACTTGATGCGCAGCTATGTAACGGTGCAGCATGCCGCTGGCGATCTTTTTAGAATCGGCGCGGGCGACCACTCCAACCGGTGTCGCCAGGGCCGGATTGGCGACCGACGGAGCGAGTCCGGCGGCCACGCAAACGCGTTCGACGAATTCTGAACAGAAAAGCGCGTCGTCACTCTCGATCGGCCGCCGAAGGACCACTCCCAGCATGCCGGTGTAGGAAAACCCACGCTCGCCGGCAGCTTCCTTCTCGATTCGAGACCGCGCGGCGCGAAGGCCGGCTGGCGTGACCTCGACCTCGTGGAGCAGAAACTCCGTACCACTTGGCCACACTGACGGATTCTCAACGACGAACCCGCCCGCTCCCATCGAGAACGAATAGCACTCGCGGAGACTCGGGTCGAGGGCCACTGACGCGTGATTGAAGCGCTCGCCCGTCACGCCAGTGATGAGGTGGGAGATCACCTTCTTCGTATTGGTGGCGAGCAGGTAGAGCTTCGACATGACTCACAGCTCCTGCCGCGCGGCGCCGTCGATCAGATCTTCAGCTTGCTTCTTCAAGTTCTCGAGCTTCTCGTTGGAAGCGTCGTCGGACCACTTCTTCGCCAGCACGCGATCGCGCAACGTAGCCAGACGCCGAAGCTCCTCGGAGGTGCGTGTACTGAGCTCCTTCGCGGCATCGTCGCGGCCAACGACGCGGCCGAACCAGGAGATGGAGTCGTGCACGGTTTTCTGGACAAAGCCGGGATTGTGCCGGAGAACGACCAACTTCTCGATGAGACGGGCGATCTTCGTCACGACCAGTCGCTGCTGCTCCGGCGTGTGGATGTCCTTCGCGTCCTTTTCGAGCTCGTCGATTTCTTCCTCGATGTTGCCGGTAGCGAGGTTGCGGAGCACCTGGGTGGCCCCCTCCCGGAGAATGCTTCGGGAGTCGTGTTCCCTGAGGATGAATAGTGCCATGAGAATTACCATCTGGAAGTTTGAATGGGAACCGTCTCAGTCCTTCTTGACGGAGTTTTTCTCGTGGCGGTCCTCGAGGAGCATCTGCAGGGTGTGCTTCATCTCGCTCGTCTCGATCTTGAGAGAGGCGATCGCGGCCTGGGTCTCGGCCCGGTCCTGGTCGATGCGATCGAGCCACCTGGACCCGAAGAACTGGACCGACCCGAGAACCAGCACCGAGACGGCCCAGGCGCCGAAGCCGCGGTTCAGCCATTTCTGAAGGCTGCGCTCGCTCTCTGCGACGTTCTTGTCCAACGCGGCCACTTTCTCTTCGAACTTCGAGGTGGTATTCGCGACCTTACCGGAGATGCTGTCGATCGCTTCGTCGACCCGTTCGTGGGCACGCACCAAATTCTGTTCAAGACGGGCGGACTGGTCTCGCTGCGACGAACGCAGCTCGGTCAGAACGTCAGAGTGCGTGGCGATCTGCTGCTGGAGCGTGGCGACCGCCTTCATCAGATCGATCAGCTGGTCAAGTCTGTTCTCGATCTTCTTGATATGGTTTACGAAATCGTCCTCGGTGCGCTCGATGCGTGAGGTCAGTGAATTGATGTAGGCCAGCGCCAGGTCTCCCGAGGCCGCGCTATGAGCGGGGGGCTGCGGGAGCACCTGCGGCCCGAAGGGAAGTTGGCTCATAATCAGGGCTGGGAGATTTGCGGGAAGCGAAAAGGACCAATGAGGCGGCCATTCTTATGGTGCTGTTCTGGCAGGACCAAGGGAACTGCGTAGCTTCCACATCATCTTCGAGTGCATTCCAGACATTCTTCCGGCGAGGTCGTTCAGTCCGGCGTCCCCACCGGAGTTGGTTGCCAGGTCGTCCCATTTCTGCTTGAGGGCAGAGTGCGCCCCGATAAGGGCTGTGACGTGAGATTCAACATTGTCTTCTGAAGCCGGGAGCGGGACGGCCGATGTAGCAAGAAGGTCCGGGATGGATCTGGGGAGGAACGCCCCCATCATTCGAGCTTGCTCCGCCGTATCGTCTATCGCGTCGTAAACTTGCTCGTAGGACTCTTTGAAGAGAGCGTGATAGTGCTGGAAGCCGGAGCCCATGACGTTCCAGTGGGCCGCGTGGGAGAGGTACATCGTGGCGTAGAGATCGGCGACGGTGCGGACCAGCCGGGCTGCGACCGTCGTCCCGCCGCTGTAGTGCGTGTCCTCGCGGAGATCCATTATGATGAAATCTTCCATGATCATTTACCTTATTCCTTTTCAAGAATGATTTTCTTCCACTGGGAGCCGTAGACGCGAATGGCCGCGGCGGACACGACCGTCTCCCATCTCTTGCCGTACTTTCCCTCAAGCTTGGACCTGTTGCGCTCCTTCCACATATTGAATTCCTTCTCGAGCTGCCGCTCCTCGATGGCCGCCGGGCTGAAGAAGATGGCCTGGTCGCTCTCGATGGCCGCCAGGAGCGCCGTCACCGCCGCTATTTTCCTGTCCAGCCTTGCGAAAGCATTTTCAATGTTCAATTCGAATACATTTACGAGATCCTCCAGGGTGCGGATGGCATCCTGGAGGGCGCGCTCCTTGGCATCGGCTGGAACACGATAGAGGAAGTCGTCGTAATCGCGTGGGTCGATCGCAAGCATCCTGAGAAATGCATCGTGTATCATGCATTCTTCCTTCATTTGAAATTGGCTTGGAAAGCGATTGGTAATCGCATTGTCCCACCCTTGACCGTGAAGGCTGTATTGTAATTTATCCGACGATGCGTCCCTACCTTCCGCCGTCCGTGCTCGTTTCCAGCTTCGCGGAGGCGGAGGCCATTGCGTCCAGCAAATCGGCGTAGTCCTGGCTCTCCACTTTCACGTAGGCGAAGCCGCTCGTGCCGAGTATCTCATCTTTCGTCCTCTCCACAGCGATGTCTCTGGAGCGATAGCCGTCGTGCATTTCTCCCTTGACCTCCACCACGAGATTGAGAGTCTCGATGTAAGCGTCTGGGATGTACCAGTGGCGGGCTCCGTCACCGTCCTCGTAGGGGAAGTTCTGGGGGGCCGGGCAGTGGACGTCGGCGCCCGGCCACTCCAGTGCCTCGTTTAGGAATCGGAGAAGAGCGAGCTCCTCCTGGCCGGTGTACGTCTTCTCCGAGCCGTCGGCGAAGCGGTATTTCCCAGATATGGACCGGTTCGCAAGCATCATTCGCTGGCGGTCTGGATCGTCCAGTAGATGGTCTTTTCCGTAGGTCGATCTCATTCTCTCCAGGAACATCTTTCTGTATTGCTGGCGCTCAGCATCATCGGCGAAGCGCTCGTAGCGTCCGGCTTTCTCGTTCCATTCCGTCGGGCGTCCACTCAGGACGCTCTTTCCATTCCTGGTGCCGAGTGCGAGTCGATTTCTGGAATTGAAGCAGAGCTGCCTGGCAGTCACGCGGAATGCGGACAGCTGGGGGCCGTGGTCTCGCTCCAGCGCCTCGATGCAGGATTTCTCGCTGGCGAAGCGTCGTCCCGACAGCGGATCTCTGAATTTTCTCTTGTTCATCGTCGCGTCCTATATCTGGAATTGGAGCTTTCTCACCTGAGGCTCTGACTGCGTTCTTTCTCTCGCCAGCGCGCGTGAGCGCGCGCTCACGCGCGCTATCCGGAATTTCTATTTTCTTATATTCTATAAAGTAAATCTATATAAGGTATATTACTTATATACATAATACTTCAAAACCCCTTACTCTACTGTTTTCTACTTCTCCTTTTTTCTCCTAATTTTCTCAGATAGATGAGAGAGATAAAGACCTTTTAGGAGATTATACCGCAGTACCGCGCGTGAGCGCGCGCAGGCGCGAACATTCGGATAATGTGCGAGAAGCTCCGATAAGAGAAACCAGATGCCGAAAAAGCCAGGACTCACCGAATTCAAGTTGGCATACAATGACCGCGGCGGCGTGGAGACATTGAGCGGTAGCGCAGCTGACGCCCGACGCATCCAGAACGTGCTCTTCGGGAGCGCCAGAGCTGGAGACGGCTCGTTCGGACTGAACGTCCAGAATACCTATCTGATGGAGCTCGCAGACGACCAGACCATCAGCGAAATCCAGGACGAGGCCTCGCGTCTCATATCTACGTACTGTCCAGGAGTTCGTATCGCCGCGCTCATCGTGGAGAAGCTCGACGCGAAGCGAGACAGGACCGGGAGGGGCGGCACCAACACGCTTCTCGTCGGAATATCTCTCGGGGAGAGCGACGGCTCGACATTCGATTTCGCATTGACTGCCTCGAGAACCACGAAGAGATCCGTGGTCTCGACCTTGGTGCTCTAAAGCGCGGGTCCGAACTCGTAGATATTGGCGGATCCCCGCTGTCTCCGATGGAAAATTGATGAAACCAAATCCCTCCAATCTCCAACGTGCCATGCAGCAAGCGCGCGAGAACGCTGCGGCATCTTCACCTGCCACCCAGGTCGACGAAGATGAGATCGACGCCGCTCTCGGCGCCGCCGAAGAGACCAGCTCGGAAGCCGCATTCAGTGCCGAGAATGTACTCGAAGAGCCTGCCTCCCAGACTGTAATTGAAATGCCCAAGGCAGTCAGCGCGCCCTCCGGTGCGAAACTGACTCCCGTGAATGTGGTGGCCAGCGACATCGTCAGCGCCCCTTCCTCGCTCTATCTGCACGAGGCGCTGACAAAAGCTGTGGGCGCCAATTCCGGCGCGGTATTCAAGATCGCAGCTCTCCAGTCCGGGTACACCGCCGAGATCGGGGCGCTGGCATTCGAGGATATCGCGCGGTTGCAGTCCTCATCCGTCGACGCCCACGCGGCCCGCATGAAGCTTCTGAGAACGCTCTTCGGTATGATCCGCGAGTTCAGCTGCGGCCAGATGAAGTTCGCGGACTGGCTGAAGCAGACTGCCCAGGGCGACTACGATACGCTGATGTACGGACTCTATGCCGCCACCTACCCCGGCGACAACGACTTTGACGTTCGCTGCCGCCACTGCGGGCACGAGAACAAGATCCGGGCCGATGTCAATACCCTGGTCCGGGCCGAGAGCGACGACGTCTACTCCCAGATCCGCACCCTGCTGGACCCCCGCACCGACTTCCGCGGCGCCATCGCCGGGTCGCTCGTCGGGCGCACTGTTCAGTACAAATTGCCGAACTCCGGCATCGTCGCCGAGATTCGCAACCCGTCCATCCAGGACTATCTCGACGGAGTCCAGTGGTTCGTCACGTCCCAGGACAAGAACACCGGTGCTCTGCCGCAGGAATTGGCTGGGGCCGAGACGATTCGCACGCTGACGATGTACGTCACGCGGCTGCTAGTGCCGGTTCCGAACACCTCCCAGTTCTTCCCGGTCACTTCCCAGCAGGACAGGTCGAACCTCATCGGACGACTGTCGCGGGCCGACGGGAATAGCCTGGTGGAGGCCGTCGACTCCGACACCAAGAAACTCGAGGTGTCCTACAAGCTCCCGGACTACAACTGTGCAGCGTGCGGTAAGCGGAACGAGGATCTTGTGTTGGACTTCGAGACGTTGCTTTTTATCAAGCTCCGGGAGAAGGAGTAACTCAGGCACGTCATCGGCACGCTGACTTCGTGGTCAGCGTGCTCGACGTGCTCGAGGGAGCCCTTAGCCCGGAGCAGGTGATGAAAATGGAGCTTCCCTTCGTGATGGATCTCGTCAGAGCCAAGATCCGACTGGAGGAAAGCAAGAGCAAGGCGCAGAGAGCTGCCAGAGAGATGGAAAAGCTCAATAAGAAAGGCCAGATTTACTAGGACTAAGACCCACCATGAAACTCGATACGACTTGGGACGCAGTCCTCCGGGAGCTGACGACCTTTCCTGATGACAATCTCCAGCAGTTGCACGGCGACGCGAACTTCATGCGCGCCGGCCGTTTCCGGCGCAATGCCCGCCGGCTGTTCGAGGAGGTCCTCGAACCATTAATCCGCTTGGAGGGCGAGATCGAAGTGATCTGCGGTTTCGTCGACCTCGGGCTGATTGTGGAAGTCATGGAAGTCATCCCGGACGGCGTCCCGGACGGCGTCTGCGAGTTCCGTGCGGCCAAGGTGAAAGTTCTCTCCACAGGGAGAATTTTGGATGTCGCCATTGCAGTCTAGCTTTCAACTGCCTATTAAGAAAGGAGGATCGCCACTTGGCGATTCTCCTTTTCATTCTTAAATCAGAAAGAACTATCAATCGATAGTTCTTTCCACGATGGAGATACATATGAAGGACAGCGCACACATTCGGCCGGCCGCCGGCAGCCACCTGGAGGAGGCGCTGGCTCTCGCCGCCCGCCCTCTGGTGGGCGAGACAAAGACGAGCCGAGCTGTGCCTCCGCGCGGCAATGTGCTTTCCGGGCAGGATCACATTGAGGCCGTCTCATCCGCCCTCTCCGCCGTGGCCGACACCGTCGGCCGGACTCTCGGCCCAGGCGGCGCCAACGTCCTGGTGCGTGACGAGGGAGGCGACCACTTCGCCACCAAGGACGGCTACACCGTCCTTCAACGACTGACGTACGTCCAGGAGACCGCCACGATGGTTCTGGATCACGTGCGGTCCGTCAGCCGCGCCATGGTCCGGAAGGTAGGGGATGGCTCCACCAGCGCGGTCGTGATGGCAGACGCGCTCTACTCCTCCCTCCTCGAAAGCAGAGTCTCACAGCGCTTCGCCCCGGGCTCCATCCAGGCCGCCATCGGCGCCGTCGCCGACAGCCTCGCTGAGCGTATCGGCAAGGCGGCTCTCAGCACCACCGACGAGACAGTTGGTGCAGTTGCCACCATCTCCGCCAACAATGATCCCGAAGTTGGGAAGCTGATAGCGGCGCTGTACAGCGAGTACGGATCCGACGTCGGCGTGAACGTGACAACCTCTCAATCGGAAAGGGGCATCCAGATCGTACCGGAGGCCGGGTTCCGCGTGCTGCGCGGGATGGTCCACGACTGCTTCGCCAACGAGGTCGGGCCCGACGGCGTCACTCCGACGGTTTGTCGCCTCACCGATGCCGTCGTGCTCGTGCTGGATCTCATCGTGGACCAGCCCATGTTCAACAGGGTCGTGGCGATGGCGATGAACCGCTGCCTGACGGACGGGCGGGCCTTTGTGGCCGTGTCTCACCAGTTCACGGACGACGTCGTGGCGGCCATCTCAAAATTCCGCTCGGAGACACCATCCGCCAAGATTCTCCTCGTGGACCATTCCGGGAGCACGAGGGGGGCGCGTGCCCGTCTCGGCGATCTCGCCGCGGTCCTCGGCGCCTCCGTGATCACGCGGGACAACTGCCCGACCGAAGAGTACAACGTGCTGTCATGTTGCGGCTTTGCGCGCGCGGCCAAGTCGACGCGCTCCGAGACCGTGTTCTCGTTCGGCAGCGAGACGACTGCCGGGGCGGACGCGCGGGCGACCGAACTTGGTGCGCAGCTCATCAGGCTGGACGAGTCCAACAATGCCGAGGCACTGTCGGAGGAGATCCATGAACTGCGATCGAGAATCCGCGCCCTCCAGGGCTCCCAGGTGACCGTCGCTGTGGGCGGCCCAACCGAGCAGGAGCGACGCGCCCTGGCATTTCTCATCGATGATGCCGTCCTGGCCGTTCGCGCTGCTATTTCGTCCGGCACCGTCGAGGGGATGGGGATGACTGCCGTCCGCATTCTCTACACGGACGACGCCGTCGCGGACGACGTCGGCCATCGCATTTCGCTGCGCACGAATCTCCCGGAGGCAGAGTGCGAGACCCTCGCTCTCGCGACGCTGCAGGCGTTCTACAATGCCTATATCGAAGCCGCATCTCGTGTTTTGGTCAATGCCGGCATCGATAATCCGCAGGCTGTAATCGCGCAGTGCGTCCGGGACGGCGTGGCCTACAACGCCCTCACTCGGACGTACTCGCCAGTCAAGGGGACGCAGGTCATCAACCCGGTGGACACTGACGTGGAAGTGCTCCGCGGTGCAGCCAGCATCGTGTCCCTGTTCATCTCCAGCAACCAGATCGTGCTGACCAGACCCGTCGCCGGCGGCGGCCTGGACTAACCCGATGTCCCAGATAACACCGGCCCCGGTCACGCTCCGCGATCTCGTGACCAACCCGCCCGGAAAGGGCACGCGTAACGTCGGCGCGCGGTACATGCTGCGCGACGCGCTCGACAGGAAGTACAGAGAATCGATCGCGGACGCGGCTGTCCGGCCCCGGTACAAGCTCTCCGTCTCGGAGGCCGGCGACGGCGCGTACACGGTGTGGGTCAAGGTTCCGTCGGAGAAGTACGACATCGAATACGACGTAGTGCTGGTACTGTCATTCGGCGACGGCGTTCGATCGGTCATGTCGGCGGCCGTCCGATTGTACTGCAACTCTCCGAGCTGGGTCTTCACGCTCGGGTACGTCGCAACCAAGACCGACCTTCTCGCCCGAGGCTGGAAGGGGGCGCTTGGTCGAGCCGCCGTCGAGCCGCCGTCGAGCGTCAACAAGGATCTGCAATACGGATTTGACAAGGTGACTCACAAGGCCATCATGTATCTGAACGGGCCAGGCGGGCTAGTCACGCTTGCAGACCTCGAGGCAGTCCGGAAGTCGCAGCCGCCCGATCCGCGCGACTCGTCCCTGTCCGCGGAGGCGAAGATGTTCGAGTACGAGCGCGAGAGAGAAAAGGCAGTCGCGGCCGCGCGCTCTGCCAAGGCGGCGGCAGTTCGGAAGGCGGCTGCCGACCGAGCCCTCGAGTCCGCCGTCAAGCAGGGCACGGCCAAGACCGGGAAGGCCGCGAAGGTCGGCCGTCAGGCTCTCGCCGCCAAGCGCGTGCGCAGCGTCGGGTCTGGGCGCCCCAGGAAGAAAATCTGAAGACCGGCTTCGCGCGGATATAATTTCTTCGATATCCCATCAACCAGAAGACCATTGAAGGAAAACAAATGGATGGAACGAGCAGGCCGGTAGTGACACTAGTCGAAGGTGGTATCCACATCGACTTCGCGGGGCACTTCCGGAGAAACATCGAAGACCACTGCCATTTCCCGATGGCGAGGAAGCGTAACTTCCTTGGCCTGGCGGAGCGGAGCAAGGACGCGCTGGAGAGGCTGACGGAGGACGAGGACTTCACATGGGGGCTCCTCGCCCTTCGTTTTGACATGGCGATGCCGCCCGACGACCCCGATTTCATCTCCGACGATCAGCTGCCGGAGAGGATGTGCGACCTCTTCGACCACGCGACGGTGGCCCGCATCGCGGGCATCGTCGACGCCGTGTACGAGGACGAGGGAATTGACATCGACACGGAGCACGACGGGCGCAACAATGAGGAATTGCAATTCACGAACGAGCACGCCCTCATCATACTGCGCTGGTCGTACGCCTGCGTGGCGATAGTGCCGGTCATCACGGCATTCATGGACGAGCGCGACATTCAAGCGCGCGACTCCGTCGGCGTCATCGTCAGCTGCTTCGGTGCCCTGCTGGCTCGCTTCGAGCCGGCTGACGGTAGCGTGGACATCTTCGCCAAGATCAAGAAATTGGTGGAGTCGCGAGTCCTTCAGACCCGGTACTCCGACAAGGTGATGTGGAACTACCTGCGCAACATCGCCGTGGACCCGCAGATCTTCATCGACCGTCTCTTCCGCAAATTCATCGCGGAGGGCATTCCGAAGCTGGAGCAGGGGACGAACATCATCAAGTTCTTCCAGGCATTCTTGAAGAACCAGATCAAGTTCCAGTTCACGGCCAAGTTCGGGATGCACTACAAGCCGGTGAGACCTGACGTGATGGACGGAGAGGGCGTCGGTGCGATGGAGCACCTGGAGACCGAGCTCGTGCGCAAGGACGAGGGTCTCGCCGTCCTTGGAGATGTGGTGTTCGTTTCAGCCCTCCACGGGACGTACCGGGAGCTGCACTGGCAACCAGACGCTGAGGACGTCCTGCACTGGTCCACGGTTCTCCGTGAGAGCGGTATAAGCTCGTGGCAGCGAGGCCTTGTGGCGAAGTTCTTCGCCCCCAAGGTCGGCCGCATCGACATGATCAAGACGCGAACGATCAATGACTACGTCCGGATGCTCCTCACTGTGCGACACTGGCTGGCAGTGAATGACTTCCCGGCGCTCTACGACTACGCCGGGGCGCGCGTAGTCGAGGCCGCCGACGGTCGGCGCCTGCTGAGTCGGAAGAAGTTCATCCGGGAGTTCATGGACAGTGCCCAATACAAGGAATTGCTCGGTAGCCTGTATGGGCAGACCAGCCAGTCCATCATCGACAGCGGCGTGATCATCGAGATGATCGGAGCCGTTCACAGCGGCGTGTTCGAGAGCCTACCTGAACGCGGGTGCGAGCCCGACCACCGCATCGTCGAGCATCGTATCGAGACTGTGGCCCAGGAGGTACTGCGGTTCGCCGCACATTCGGTCGGCGTTCGCTGATCATCCATCGACTCACATCGGACCCTCCGGCGAAAGTTGGAGGGTCCAAATTAAGGAGATTCAAGTGAGAATAGAACGCCGTAAGCACGGCACTCTGGTACGTGTGCTCCTGAGCCGCACTGAGGTGCGCGAGGCGGCGAGGGCAGCGAGGGCGGGCACGCTGATGTTACCAGAAAACAAGCACGGGCGATCCGTACGTGTGGTCATCGGGAAAACAGCCGACACTCCAGGAGTCCTGCATGTCCAATTTGACTTGCTGAAAGAGCAATGTAAGGTGATTGCTGAAGCTCAAATCGACATCCCCAAAGAGGCCGCGTTCGAGATCGGCGTGGACAACGCGGATGGCAGGTCCGTCGCCGGCGTCACCTTCTCCTGGTGGGAGCTGGAGGACTCCAGCTCGTGAGCGGGGGGATAGAAGCGGTGGTGGCGGCCGTCGAGCGGTCGGGGCGCCCCTGTTTCGTCAGGAATGGCGAGATTTCGACGCGGTGTCCGATATGCGGCGACAGCACGAAGAATGCCCTCCACCACCATTTCTACCTGAGCCTGACCCCGCCCCATCCGTACATGTGCCAGAGGTGCGGCGCGAAGGGCGGACACCTGACCGTCGAGATTCTGGACGGACTCGGAGCCGCCGAGCGGGACGCGGCCGTCTACGTGCGAGAGGTAGAGAAGGCGGAGCGCCGCTCCGGTAGATCCAAGCGCAGGCAGGCTGCGACCCTGGGGCCGGGGGCCGGCAGATTGGTGATCCCAGAACCGAGCAGGAGCGATCCGCTGGACCTCATGGCTCTGGAGTACATCGAGGATCGAATCGGTGGCGATCCACTGAGCCATGCTGAAATCCAGCGCTACAAGATCATCGCGTGCGGTCTCTATGGTTTCCTCGAGGCGAACGGGGTAGGGTCTCTAACCCAGTCTCAGCGGGAGGCTGACCGCCTGAACGAGACTTGCGTGGGGTTCTTGTCTTCAGACGAGTCGTACGTCATCTTTCGTTCGGTAGACCCGAACCACAGGGGTCGCCGCTACACCAACTATCGCGTCTGGCCCGAGTGGGAGGGTAGCAAGTCATTCGCCTGCCGCGCGGACGTCAGCCTGCTCGCACCGTCGCACCGCGTCGTCGTGACCGAGGGCATCATTGACCTGATCCAGACGGAGCGTGTGTTCTATACTGAGAAGCGTTGGGAGCCGGACTTCGTCGGGCTGGCGACCTGCGGCGCGAGCCACGAGACGATACTCCGCCAGGTGACGGCCGCCGGCCTGCTCACGCTCGACGTCGATCTGTACATTGACCGTGAGTCCGGAATGCTGGAACGCGTCAGGCGAATCCCCGGCGCGAGTCCGTTCTTTCGCACCCCCGGCTTTCGCATGCGCGTCTTTCAAAACACCTTCGCAGGGGTGGACCACAAGGGTCAGCCCGTCAAGGACATGGGTGTCCGGCGGGAATTCATACGCCGGGTCCAGGTGAAGGTGTGAGTGACCATAATTTCGCATTATCTGATTGGAGTAAGGAATGCCTGAACTGGAAGTCAAAACGCTTGTAGGACCTAACGGCGAGAAGATCGTCGGAACTCTCGACACGGTCCTCGGAGTCGCCGGCATCCTCGGAGTCACTGAGGATGGTGGAACCATGGATATCGTATACGAGGGAGAGACGCGCATCGATTGGAACTCGCAGAAGCCGGTGAACCACGACAACGGTCTCGGACGCGTATTCGTTACTGATAGCGGGGCGCTATTTCTGGAGAGGGACGTGCACATCGAGGGTGGTGGCCCGATCCCCCATCCGCCACACTCCAGGCTGCGCATCATCATCGACGTCGAGTACGATCTGAACGGAGAGGACATCGCCGTCATGGAGGCGGCAGTGCACAGAGAGTGCGAGCGCGCAGTCGGCGATGGCCTATTGACGGCCGGTTCAGGCGTCGAAGTGATTCAGCACGCCATAGACGTCGACACCTACTGAAGCAGGGGTGCGCGGCGGGAGATTTGACATTGGCGGTTAGATACCTCCAAGGAGTGAATCGATGATTGCTGAAACGATGCGTCTCAAGTACGCAGTGGTCATCGCGCTGCGTGATGCGCTGCGCGATGCGGGTATTGAGTGCGGGGAGACAGTCGGCGGGGTGAGGATCTATCCCGTTGATGCCGGGCAGGAAAGCGCGGCTGTGGAAATATGTGCGACGTTCGGTGCCTATACACATGACGGAGACGTGACGCGCACCGTGGAGTTCCGCGAAGCCATGCGTGCAGAGTGCAAACCCGGGTCTGAGACTGGCGCTCCGTAGAGCCTTACTTTATCTAGAGAGGAATAAGAATGAGTGGAAGAACAATTTTGCGTGCCCGATTCAACACCACTGCCGGCGCCTGGCAGATAGAGCTGGAGGGGTTCGCCGGGCTCTATTGGAAGACCATTAAGGACGGGAAGACGCCGCGCTTCTTCAAGACCTTCAACGATGTCCTCGAGTACCTCGAGACAACCGGGCTCGGCCAAGTCTACACCGACGCGACCCTCAAGACGCCATGGGACGCCGTGCGCGAGAAAATCAAGGTCCAGACCCAGACGGATGCCCCGCCATGCAGTTTCTATCGAGTGCAGTCGGGCGGGGGGCAGCAGTGAGCCCGACCGGACTGGCCGCGCTCGTTGGTCCGATGGACCAGGATGGGGCGGCGTACGACCTCAGGGTCACGCTCATCGGTGGGGCGGTCCTCGAGGGACCGCTTACACTCCTTGACGATGACTACATCGTCATGGACGCGTATGTCCGTGACGATGACGGCACCGAAGAGATTTGCCGCACGGTCGTGGACATGGCGGCCATCGCGGCCGTCTCGGCACGCTTTCTCTGACGAAGTGTCTACCACTTTGTGGCAGAACAAGGAGACTGAAGATGAGCAACCTGACGCCCGAGGTGATGAAGCGCGGCGGTCACTACAACTGGAAGGGCCAGCCGGATCGGCTTATCTACCTGGGTAAGAACTGGAGCGGTAATGGCTATTGGCACCAGTTCGCGAAGATCGGTGACCCGAGACCCGTGTGGTGTGAAGTATTGGACACCGACCTGGACATGCTTGAGGAAACGGCGGCTGGCGCGCTGGGACACTAGGACGCGAAACATGTTGGACCATGAAAAGCGCCAGTTGGTAGACGAGCTGACGCGTGTCGCCAAGAAGTATGGTTACACGCAGCAACTTCGCGAGCGCATCAGGAACGCGCTGTTGCCGGCGCTCGAAGTAGAGGAGAAGAAGACCATGCAGTATTTACTGAACGAGGAAGAATACGCAGAGCTGAAGCGGCAGATGAGCGCGAAGGCAATGGCGGCCTCCAACCGGCTGCAGGAGATCTGCACCCTGGCGGCGCAACACATCCCGGTGCCGCACAATTGGAGCATCGACAAGACGCCGCGCCCTTGGGGGTGCATTCTGGCGGCCCCCAGCCCCAGCTACTGCGTGAGCGAGATTTGCCCCAATCCGTGCAAGGAGTGGAGGAAGTAGTACAGCAGCACGCGCGATCAAGGAAGTCGAGATTCTGCACCGACGAGGGACGATCGCGTGCCAACAAAAGACTGAGCGTCAAACATTTCATCAACGTAATGCGGAGATCGCTACAATGAGTGACACCAAGCAAGGAAAAGTGAAGTGGTTCAAACCCAGCAAGGGATACGGCTTTATCAGCACCGAGGGTGACAAGGACGTATTCTTGCACATCTCTGACCTGCGGCGCTCCGGGATCGAGACCGTGAACGAGGGCGACGTGCTCTCCTTCCAGCTCGGCACCGACGGCAAAACCGGTAAAGAGAAAGCCACCAACGTGAGCTTCGCCAATTTGGCGGCCTGACGGTCTATTATCGCGTCCACGAGGCGGAGTGCCCATCCGGGTGCTCCGCCCCCTTCTATAGGAGAAGCCATGTTCCTAGTTGACTTTCAGATAGCCGAGATGTGCGAGCACCCGTCACTGACGTGGTCCCCGTCTCACGGCGAGGGCGTGGGGCAAGAGCTCCCGCTCGAGGGTGCGGGGCCGCTGATCGAGCCCTTCTCCAGCCAGTTTCTCGGTCCGGCCTCGTACGACCTCAGCGTGGGATCTCGCTTCGCTAGCCCCCAGGCCCTGAACGCCTACATCGTCCGTGGGGCCGAGCGGTCCAGGACCCTCGCTATGCAGTCCCCGGTCGAGTTCGACGCGACCGACCAGCTCCGCCCGGGCGAGGCCGTGGAGGTTCTTCTCGAGCCCAACCAGGTCCTCCTCTGTCACTCCGCCGAGTACGTGCGCATTCCGCCGGGCGCGGTCGGAATACTCGCCCTGCGCAGCACGTACGCTCGCGAGTGGCTCGACCACTCGGCCGCCGACTTCATCCAGCCCGGCTTCCAGGGGACGATCACCTACGAGCTGCGCAACAACGGCCCTCGCCCATACTCGATTCGCAGTGGGATGCGGGTCATGCAGATCGCGTTCGCCAGGACGGCGGCGGTCCCATCGAAGCTGTACAGCGGCGTCTACAACGGCCAGCAGGCCGAGCTCTTCGCGCGTCACCAGCGGGGCACGCCATGATCGACATCGGAGCGTTCGAGCGGTACGCCGCCGAGCTTGAAGCGCGATTCCCATTTGCCACGGTCACCTTCTCGCCCACTCCCGTTCCGGGTGGCCAGCGTTGGAGCTTCACCTACCGCCCGGTCGACGCGCTCGACGCCACGCCTCTCATGCACAGCTGGTTGTCCGACGACGCGATCGCGCAGATGCCCCAGGGTCCGTCGGCGGAGATGCGCGCGTCCGTCGAGGGGTGGATGGGGAATTTTGCCAGACAGCGGTGGGTCGCAGCATGACAGCCGCCAAGTTCAGCACGATTCATCTCTACACCGACGGCGGCATCCGCCCGGATCCGTCCATGCCCCTGGGCACCGGCTACGGCGGCACCGGCTTCGTCGCGGTATGCGACGACACCGGCGACACGCTGTTCGAGAATTCCGTGTTCTACCCGCAGCAGACGACCAATCAGCGAATGGAACTCCAGGCGGCGATCGACGGGCTCAGCGTCGTGCGAGACCACTACCGAGTCCGCTCGGTGATCCTGTTCTCCGACAGTGCGTACCTGGTGAACTGCTTCGGCAAGAACTGGTGGTTCAACTGGATGACGAAAACTGGATGGAAGAACTCGTCCGGGAAGGACGTCGAGAACATCGGCCTCTGGAGAGCGCTCATCTCCATGACGAACCACGCTGCCGACCACTACGCATCCAAGCTCGGACCGATCGGGCCGAGGACGCTGGCGCGGCTGCGGGCCGAGGACGCCATCGTCCTAGCCCAGTCGCTGGGCGGTCTCAACGTCGTCTTCTGCAAAGTGAAGGGCCACTCCGGGGATGTCATGAACGAGCGGGCCGACGAGCTGGCGACGATCGGAAAGAACGGGGGTGCGGCATGAGCGACTTCATGACGTACGAGCCGGCTGAGCGTCTCTACCAGGCGGCGAAGGCGGCCGCCGCGGCGCTGGGCGCGAACGGCATCGAATGTCAGGAGCTCTCCGAGGCCCTGGGTGAGTGCGAAAAGGCCGCCGCCTACCGCGCCTTCCACAAGAGCGAGATCGCCAGGGCTCGGGAGGAATACGTCGACGACGACCTCGCAATCGACGACAAGCCAGTTACGAGCGACGCCGGAGACGGAGTGTGGATCTCCGCCTGGGTGTGGGTGCAGGCCTGACGATGAAAGCGGATGATGCGCCACTGGCGCATCATCCGAAACGAAACGGAGAATTCATTGGGGCATTCCACGGTGTCAAAAGTCACGAGGGTCATCACGCGGCCCGACGGATCCCAGGTGAAGATAGTGGCCCAGTACCAGTCTGCCATTCACCAATCGATAAGCGTCGATGTGTATCACCGCGCGTCCGAGCAGTGTGTGTGGATCATGTGCGACGATCGACCGAACCCCGACTGGAAAACGATGCCAGTTGACGAATACTGCGCGCACGGCCGATCTGAGAAATTTCGGATGGCGTCCCCTGGGGAGATCCTGGGGGTCTGTCGCATGATCGGCCGGCCGGTTCTCGATTGAGCTCGGTGAATGTAGAAACCCCGATCAGGATGTCTGATCGGGGTTTCTTTTTTCACGCCTCGGCTATCTTCCTGAACCCGGTGTTTCGGGCGATCGAATTCAGATACTCCTCGTTGTGCTTCGTCGCCTCATCCAGCAGGCGGTCGCGGACGCGCGTGAAGACGTAGGCCGCCAGGCCCTCCCCGTCGCCGAAGTAGCGGAAGAGATGCTCCAGGTAGCTCTCGCCGAGCTCTCCCACCACGAGGGACGCGATGGTCACGGCCGCCTCCTCGACCTCGGCGTCTTTCAGCAGGCGCCCGGTGCGGTCCTTCGCGTGGTGGGTGCGGGCCAGCGGTGCCATGACCTGCTTGAAGTACGACGTGACGTGGTGCCCCAGCGAGGCGTGGAGGAACTCGGTATCCGCAGTGAACGACTGGGGGGCCGACTGGCGGGGGAGCTTCGCCTCCGCGATTCGGACCGCGTCCTCGACTCGCTCTTGGGGGATCAGTCCCCCCGCCACGAGGGCCTCGACAACCGCCCTTGCCGGGCTAGCCGGCTTCTTCGTCGGCACCATCTGGCGGCCCCTCTAGTAGCATCTCCGTAGTCACCGGCAGGGCAACCCAGCGCTGCAGGTTCACAGACAGCGCCTGGGCATTGTACTCCGCCACTCCCTCGCTCCACGTCTCGGCCATGGTCCGCAGCTTCTCCGCCAGGTGCTCGGTGATGCCGTGTGCGCACTCGCTGAGCAGGCCCTGCCAGTTTCCGTGGATCATGCGCGGGTCGAGCCGGAGCTGTCCGGTGTGGAGCATCTCGTGGACGGACTCTACGACCGGGACGAGCCCGACCATTCCCCGCCAGTGGTACGCCATGACGCGGTTCGCCGCTGCCATGGTGGTGATTCTGTCGCCGTCGTACTCCATCTGGCCGAGGACGAGCTCGGCGATGGAGTAGAGGTCGAGGGGGGCGTGGTGGAGCTCGAGCCCGGCTGTCCGCGACTCCTCGTCCGAGAGCCCGGAGAGGATGGAGCAGTTGCCCATGTCGAGATTCTCGATGAGAAACTGGCGGTACCTGGCATACTCCGGACTCTTGCGAGCCGTCGACACGATCTCCTTCAGGAACTTCGTCCGCTCGGCCTCGTCGAGGAGGGCGCCGCCGTAGAAGGACGGAGTGCCGTACGTCGGGAGCGTCACGACGGCGTCGTTTTCCTGGGGCGGTGTCCGGGTTTGGGTGTCGGCATTATTCATGAGGCGTGAGAGTCCTCTAAGGTCTTACTCTTGTGTGAGTGATGGAATTCCAGGTGGAGCCTCGCGGCTCCACCTGCATCTCTCAATTTTATTTTAGAAGAAGCCCGGCTGCGCCACCGAGCGAGTCAGTGCCATGAGGCCCTCCTGGAAGTGGGTGCGACCGATGGCCATCCAGCGCTCCGGCTGCGCAGCGTCGAGACGTTCCCACTCCTCTGCCCCATACGGTGAGGCGTCCGCCTTATTCTGCTGGGCAATGATGTGATTCTGTACCAGAAGGATCAATTCCTGGAGTTCGATGCCCTTCTGCTTGATCTCGTTCATCAGGTCGACCTCGGTCTGGGTGAGAGACCGGTAGCCCTTGATGGGCGGCGGGGTGAATTTCTGCTCTTCGACGCTCATGTGTGCTCCTTTTTACATCAGTGGTTGGGAAACGGTACTCATTAGGCGGCGGGAAGCGTCAGGAGCAGGCCGATCTGCCCCGGAGTCGGGACGGAGTCACCGCGCAGCCGCGGGCTGGCGGTGGCCCCGTCGACGCGGGCGGCCGCCGCCGCTACCTCCTCCTCGGAAGTCTCGCAGAACGCGATGAGCTTGGCGACGATCTCCTCGCTGGCGCCGTCCGGGTACGACCGCAGAAGCTCCAGCCAGTTCCCGTGCACCATCGCGGGGTGGATCTTCAGCGTCCCGCCGTGCACCAGCTTGTGGATGCTGCGCAGCAGCGGGACCACGCCGACCATTCCGGCGAAGTGGGCCTGCAGGACCTCGTCCGCGACGGTCATGCTCGTCACCGCCTGACCGCGGGCGAGCCGGTGAGTCAGGATGAGGTCGATGATCTCGTACAGGTTCAGCGGGCAGTGGTGGAACTCGAGCGCGACGCCGTCGCTCACGTCCGCGTTCGCGAGGAACGAGCAACGGTCCATCCCGAGGTCGATCCGCAGGTGCGCGATGAAAGCCTTGTACTCCCGGCATCCGCGCACTAGCGCTTCCGTCTTCTTGATGAACCGGGTCACCTCCTCCGCGGTCACCATCTGGCCCGTCATGAACGGCTCCTCGAAGAACCCGCCGGCGGTGATGCACAGCTCCTCGTCGCGGCCCTCGAATGACCGTATCGCCTCTAGGCCGGTAGAGACCGCCGCCGGCACCGGCAGCCCCGCAGTTGGCGTTGGTTGTCTGGTCGTCATCATTTGTCCCTCGAAAGCCTTTCCGAAATTTAAGCATCTGTTCATTTCGTCAATGGCGTGAAAATCGAACAGATGCTTAGACACATACTGGGTTGGGACCGACAATGGCGAGCGCGCTCGAACTGAATACTACGGCCGAGCTCCGGGCTCTGGTGGATTTCTCGAGGACTATGGTGGTCAAGGAACAGGAGGAGGCCGACGCGTACGAGTTGGACGCGCTCGTCCGAGCCGGGGCCGGCTACGCCCCTGGCGACGCCCAGCCTCGAAACTGGCAGCAAATCGTGGCCTACTTCGGAAGCGACGGCTCGACCGAAACGAAGAGGGACCCGAGCTGGTACAGGCGAGGCGGGGCGAGCTCCGCTTCCGAGCTCGCGGTGGACGTCGACGGCCTGCTGTGGGAGCAGACTGGGACGAACTCGTGGGTGTGCATCCCGTCCGGGTCGATCCGCAGCGCGGTTCCTGACGGGTGGATCCATCTCCGGGTCCCCGCGGGCGAGTGCTACGTGGACGCCGTCAAGGCGAGGGTCCTTGTCCCGACCCTGGTGTGGTACGACTCAGTCACCGGGGAGTTCTCGACTCTCGGCCCGGCTAGTGGGTCCCAATTCGTCGGCGGGGCTGACGGCTCGATCGTCTACCCAGATGGGCTGAGCAGCCTAATCTCGACCCCCCAGGAGTACGTGTCGGCCCGCCTGACCATCGCAGCCGGTGGTCTCGGCACGTCGGAGGAGGTGGCGCTCCGCGCCGCCATTTCGAGCTTCGAGGCCGTCGGTCCGTGGGAGGACGTACGGCAGCCACTATTCCTCCGGGATCCGTCCGGAAACATCGTCTTCGGCGACGATGGTCGGCCGATGGTGAACCCGCTCCGCGTGGTGGATGTGGCTTACCGCGGGGAGCTCAACGGCTACTACCGTCGCCTCGTCCGGGACGGCAACATCGACCCGTTCGTCGCCAGGACCGCGGAGCAGTTTGAGATCCTCGAGTGGGGGCAGATGTCCCCCGCACTGCCGCGCGAGACTTACCAGCGATACGTCGGCCTCCACTCCGTCTCGGCGAAGGTATTCAAGAGCGCGTTCTACAACGAGGCGCTCGAGGGCGACCCGCTGTACTACAACTACTGCCGCCTGTTCATCGCCTGGATGGCAGTCCTGCGGACTGTGGATGACCGCATTTCCGGCGTCGGGAACGTCGACCGCATGACGGACTACGAGATCACGAACCTCCTCTACAGTTTCGGGATCTACCAGTTCGACGACATCCCACTGGCCTACCGCCGCCGGCTCGCGAAGAACCTGGAGGGCCTGATCGGGAACAAGGGGACCCCGCAGGTCTTCCTGGACATCCTGAGCTTATTCGGCCTGAACAGGGACGTTCGCATCTGGACGCACTACCTCGTAAAGTACTTCCCGAACCGGACCGTCGTCGCGTCCCTTCCCCGCGACCCCACCCCCGACGAGGTCGTCGAGCTCGCGCTCACGGACGGTACGGTCTTCAGGAGCACCAGAGGAAATACCGGGTGGGCGACAGAAGCAGCGGTAGCCCTCTCACAAAGCGCCGCCGTGACGCGAATCGGTCCGACCGGAGACGGTCGCGGACTGATTGCGCTTCTGAAGGAGCAGGAGACGAAGATCGCCATCTCGTGGCTGGCGTTCCTCGACGCTGACAGCCTGCTCACCAATGAGCTCGGCGCCGTGACTCCGGGCGCCGTGGACTTCGGCAGCCCGGAGGTGGGCTTCCAGAAGGCGGACATTGACGACCAGCTGGCCGAGAGCACCATCGCCAACGTCGACATCTCCTACATCCGCGACTACGACGAGTTCGTGTCGGCGGACGCCACGTGGGAGACAACGCGACAGGAGGCGAGGGACACAGCATTCTCCATCCTGCAGACGAAGTACTTCTCGCTGAGCGCGGCGCTCGACGCGGTCGGAAATGGGATGGCGATGGCGATCCTGTGGTCGACGTTGAAGGACGCGACCGTGCGCGGTCGCGACGGGGCGCTCGCCGTGTCCGGATCCGTGGGCATCGGTGTCTCTTCGATGAATCTACTGGAGGCGCTTGTGGCCGCCCTGACGGTCCTCCTCTGGAGATTCGGCGTCGACGACATCATCCCTCACGGCGAGAGTGGCGTCGCCACCGTCCTTGCCGCCAGGACCGACGGCGTCGCGTTCCCGGGCGAGGTCTCGCTCCTCCCGTTCTCGACCACTCTCGCCCGCGTCGCGGAGCAGCCGGACCCGCTCGTCCCGCGCAACATCGTCGAGGTGCTCAAGCGCAATATCGATGTTGCGACGAAGATCGACGGAGCAGATTCCGTGATAGGACGCGTGGCTGGTCCTGCCGACCCGCTGCGCGGCGGCGAGGAGTCGACCGCCGAGGCGTGGCACGGCGAGGTCCGCCGCCTGTGGGATCACAAGTTCGTCGCGCGCTACCAGACCGAGGCGTTCGCCGGCGCCGAGCGGTACTCGGAGTGGCTGGACCGATCCAACCCGGAGCTCGGTGCCTGGGTGCGCTCCGTCGACGCGACCGGGGGTCACGAGCGCGGGCTGATCGACATCGTTGTGTTGCTCGAGGACGCTCTCGAGGGCACCGACCTCGTGGACCTCTCCACCGTCCTGGGGTCGTTCGACATCATGAAGGTGTACGTCGAGCGGATGGTCCGATTCTTCAAGGCCTACACGACCGACCTGCACGACTTCAGCACGTTCTTCCTCGTGGACCGCCCGGCCGTGGAGTCTCTCCGGCTCATGAACCTCCTCTCCGGCGTCGAGGCGTCTTGGACCCGCGACGACCTCCCGCTGGGCCTCCTCGAGGTCCACGACTGGCTGATCGAATGGTCAAGGTCGGAAGAGGGCGTCTGGCTGGAGGAGGCCCGCGGCATCCTCGGCAAGCTCGGGAAACAGGAAATTGTCGAGATACTGGAGCGCGTCGGCCGCGTCCGGACGGCGTGGCTGCGCGTGTCGCCGGCCGCGGGCTGGCGGGACACGATCGCCATCCGCGCCGGGGTGCCGCGCCGGGACTCGCTCTGCATTCGCACCCGCGGCCTCGGCCGGCCTGGCCGAGGAGGCCACGGTCTGGACGACCACCTCGTGAAGATCACAGAACACTAGGAACCGAAATGGAAATCACACCAAAGCGCATCACCTTCGAGGACGCGATGGACATCGCCCGCGATGAGCACGTCAATCGGGAGGTCCGCGAGCAGGGCGACGCCCTCGGTGGAATGACCGGCATCGTCACGATGAGGGACGAGACCGGGCGCGTCTGCTTCACGCGGCGGCACAACCTCATCGTCCTCCGCGGCCGGACGTTCGCCCTCGAGCGGCTGTTCAACGACACGATCGACTCCTACGGCGTGAATGATGGCGTCCGGCCCTACGTGAGCGACCTGGACCGCCGCATCATCGCCTTCGGCGTCGGCCGCGGTGGCGCCCCCGCCTCCGACCCCTTCTCTCCGTACGCCCCGCCGCCCATCGGCGCCAGCGGTGTAGGCCTGGCTGACCGCGTCCCGTTCCGCTTCCACTCCCAGGCCGCCATCAGCGACGGCGACCCGCTGACCTACGTCCCGGCCGGCGAGATCGAGAACTACGGCAACGCCGAGGCGGACGGCTCCGGCTTCAAGTACTACCTGAAGCACTTCGACAGCCGCGATCCGGTGTGGTTCTTCGACGAGGCCGCCAACACGGTGTACAAGCAGATCATCATGAGCGTGACGCCGGACGACTGCCGCACGGCAACGTCGAACTGGATCAACGAGCTCTGCCTGTACTTCGCCCGCCCGGGCAACCGCGACGCCCGCGGCGGCTCGGTGTTCAACAACCCCGAGATGTTCTCCCGCATCACGTTCCCGACCGAGTTCTTGTCGGCGAACAAGGCGCTGGAGATCACGTACAACGTGTACGCGTAGACGCGATCCTACGGCGCCCATTGGAGACGGTGTTTCCATACCTGGAAGGCGGATGGGCCCGGGCCCATCCGTCCAATCCGTCTGAACATTTCCTTGGACAGTCTAGGAGACAGAGAATGAGTGACGAAATTGAATTGATGCTTGAGCTCGGCCTTTGGGAGCACTCCCACTCCACCGCTGGCTTCACCGCCAGCGCCGAGGTCGGTGAGCGCCTGCGGGCCGCGGCCGGCCGCGTCGACGGGCCAGCCAGGCTCGCGGCGCTTCTCGGGCGACTGCCCGCGGCGCTGCGGGCAGGTGGGTGGGACGGAAAGGACGCCTGCGCGGCCAGGCTGGTCGACGCGGACCACGACGAGGGCGCCGGCGGGCGGGAGTGGGCGCTCCGCAGGGCAATCGCGGACGCCGAGATAACGGCCCCGGCTGCCAGCCCAGACGCGGACGCCGCGCGGGCCGCCTTCTCCGGCGAGGCACCGGACGGCGCGTGCTCGTTCGCATCCGAGGACGGCTGCCTGAAGGTGCGGCTGCGGTACCTGGGCGGAACGGCATCCAATGGGCGCGCCGAGCTCGCGAAACTGCTCGGCGAGGCCGGATTCCGCGCCTCGGAGGCCTGAGATGGAACGCAAGATCACCCAGGCCGCGGATGCCGCCGAGCTGGTGCGCGTCCAGCCCGGCGACTACACGCTCTCGCTGCTCCGCTCGTGGCTGGCCGCCACGCGGAAGGGCTCGTCCAAGTACGACCCCCAGGCCATCCTCGACATCCCGGCCGACTTCCGCAGCCCCCCGCCCGGCAACCGCGGGACTGGGGAGTGGGACGTCCGCTGGTCTCCGGGATGGGAGTCCGTGAGGAGCACGACCGTCGGCCGATTCCTGGCCAACAATCTGATCTTCTCCAGGTCCAGGGCTCTCCGCTCCGCGATTCCGTACCACGACCAGCCGTGGGACGGCAAGACGATCAAGAAAATCGAGCAGCAGCTCGTCGACGCGCGCCTCGACGGCAAGATCGATCACGAGGACATGGCGTGGGCGATCGACCGGATGCAGTGGCTCGGCTACGCCCCGACCTCGTTCCTGGCCCCGTCCATGACCATCGACACCATCCGGGCGCCCGCGGCCGCGCGGAGGCTCAAGAAGGAGATCCTCTCCGGAGAGCGCGGGGACCGGATCCGCGGCGGCGACTTGAAGGAGCTGGCGGCCGCCGAGAAGGAGCTGATCGCGGTGTCGACGAAGGAGCTCGACGGGAAGGACCCCGGGTACGACATCTTCGCGTCTGGGGCCAGGGGGTCCCTCGGCAACAACTTCAAGTCGACGGCGCTGATGCGCGGCGCGATGCGCAAGTCCGACGACCCGTCGAAGATCACGGTCTCGACGGCGTCGCTGGAGGAGGGGATTCCGCAGAGGGAGATTCCGGCGTACGCCGACCTCATCGTCCAGGCGTCGTACGGCCGCTCCATGATGACCGCCCAGGGCGGCTACATCGCAAAGCAGCTGAACGCCGCGTTCCAGGGCCTCCAGCTCGACCCGGACCCGGAGTCGGACTGCAGGACGCCGCTCACGCTGCGGGTCGAGGTGGACGAGCCGCGCGAGTACCTGTACCGATTCTACAAGGAGGGGGGGAAGCTCGTCGAGATCACGGCGGAGTCGGCGGGGACGATCAAGGGGAAGACCCTGCAGCTCCGCAGTCCGCTGTTCTGCGGGTCGAAGAAGGGCATCTGCTCGAGGTGCGCCGGCACGCTCCATTACCGCATGGGCATAACCAACATCGGGCTGGTGGCGAGCCGAGTGGGAACTGTGCTGTTGAACGCAAGTTTGAAGGCATTCCACGACACCTCGCTAAAGCATGCAAAAATTGACTTTGCGAAGTACACGCGCGAGCTGCGGTAAATTAAACGGTGAAGCCGAGGGAATAGTGTGATAGGCGAGTCACCCGGCTCGCCCATCCCACCCGTCTCCAGTTGGAAACACCTTCATGAAAACAAGCACGAAAGATCCGCGCCCGCTGCCGATGCGCCTAGAGGCCGCGTGCCTCGAGGGGCACTTCGTCCGCGTGTCCCCCTCGCACCTGGACGGGGCGACCATCCGGACGCTCGCCAGTTTCCGGTGCCTCCACTGCGACTCCACGTGGCAGACGGAAATCCACAGCGTGGTCAGAAACGACAAAAAGAAAAGCGGCTGCCCGGCGTGTGCCGCCCGGAGGACCGCCGACAAGAACCGCGACGCCGGCCGGGCGCGGCTCGAGGCGCTCTGCGCCGAACTGGGATACGAGATCGAGAGCGAGTACCGCGGCCTCTTCGAGCCGGTGGTCTTCCGCTGCGCGGCGCACGCCGACCGGATGTTCAGGGTGTCGCCGTCCAATCTGCGGGGAGGGCAGCGCTGCCCATCCTGCTCGGGCAATCCCCAGGACCACGTCATCGGCGACGTCGTGGCCGCCTACGAGCGCGGCACCACCTGGAAAGCCACCGCCGCCTCCGAGAAGACTACCATCTCGTTCGCGTGCACGTCGTGCGGCGAGACGAAGAGCGTGACCTGGGTGCGCGTGCGGGAGACCTTCGACGAGGGCTCCACCGCGTCGAGGCAGTGCGCGTGCCAGAGGTACGGCGAGCCCTACGCGGCCTTCGTGCGGTCCCTCGGCGAGTACGAGTTGCTCGAGCCGTACAGGACCGGGAAGACTCCCGTGCTCCACCGGCACAAGACCTGCGGGACCGAGTGGCGTGCCAGGCCGGACAACTTCCAGAGGGACGAGGGCGGCGTGCGCTGCCCGGCGTGCGCGCGCCTGGGACGGGCGTCCCGCGGGCAGCTGCAGCTGCTCGACTTCGTCCGAGGTCTCGCGCCCGGGGTCCAATCCGACTTCCCCGGGCTCATGCCGGAGAGCCCGAGGGTCAAGGTCGACATGTACATTCCCGAGAGGGGGGTGGCGATAGATTTCGACGGCGTCTGGTGGCACTCGGAGGGCCGCTCGAGGGAGCGGTGGTTCAGCGGGAGGGAGGCCGCCCGCCCGGGGGCTGCCCTGGAGAAGACGCGGCGGCTGGCTGACCTGGGCGTCCAGCTGATCCGAGTCTACTCCGACGAGTGGGCGGGTCGGCGCTCCACGGTGGAGTCCCGCCTGCGCGCCATTCTCTGCCGTCCGCTGGCGGTCTTCGACGCCAGGAAGACGACCGTCGACGCCTTCGTCCCAGCTCGCGAGGCCCGCGCCTTCCTGGACGCGAACCACCTCCAGGGGAGCATCCCCCTCCTCGAGGCGGCAGTCGGTCTCCGTGGAGACGACGGCCTCCTGCTGGCCCTGGCGACCTTCGGGGAGAGGGCGATCACCGGCGGCTCGGCCGGGCGGCAGCTCGAGCTGCTGCGCTTCTGCACCGTCGGCGGCAGCGTCGTCCGGGGCGCGCTGGGGCGCATCATCGCGGCTTTCCGGCGCTCGTACGACCTCTCCGACCACGAGGAATTAGTAACGTACGCGGATCTCCGGTGGACCCCCCTCCGGGGCAGCCGAGGCTACGAGCTCGTCGGTTTCCGGCTGGAGAGGCAGACGAAGGTCTCCTACGACTACGTGCACAAGAACGACTCGAACAAGCGCCTCCACCGCTCCAGCCTGCAGCGGCACAAGCTGCTCGCCATGGAGCCGAGCTTCGACGCGTCCATGACCGAGTGGCAGATGGCCCAGGCACTCGGGTACGCGCGCCTCTGGGACTGCGGGCAGCTGCGCTACGTCTATAAGCTCAAATAAAAAAAGCAGGAACGGGCGCACCCGTTCCTGCTATCGACTTATCGGCTCACCAGGGGCCAGGACTTTCGCAGTTTGAAGATGAAGACGCGGAGCCAGTCCGCGGGCCAGATTTCCAACTCAGTCCTGCGCAATTCGACCATCGAAGTGACCCTGACACCCAGGACGCGCTTGACGACGGCCTCGAAACTGCGCCCCGTGCCCATCTGGAGTGGCGGGATCACCTCCGTGACTCTGATGACGTCTCCAGAAGACGGGGACGGGAGATCGAGCGGTCCCACGTGCACGATCGGCCCGCCGGCGAGCATGTTGTGGTAGTCGCTAGGCCAGAGCTGCACCTCCGCGTACTCGAGCCCGGTCCACGTTGAGACGTCGATGACGGTGCACAACCAGTGGAATGTGGTCGAGCCGAGCCTGCGGCGCATTCGCGTTCGCTTCCACTTCTTCGTGAAGTCAGCCGTGACGACTCTCGGCAAGAGTCGCCACTGGCAGGGTTTGGCGAGGCGAACGGACAGCATTCTTGTTCGATTGAAGAACCAGAGTTCCATTGGAAATTCTCAGAGTGGAGTGTGCAAAGTGTCAAGCGAGCGCCCTGACGAGGGGCCCGATGACGTGATGGATGTTGTGCGAGATTTCGAGATCGGCCGGGTCGAGGTCGCCCCCGGTGCCGTCAAAAAGGAACACCTTCTTCCCGCCTCGCATGGCGAAGGCGCTGTCGGCGTTGAACTCTCTGTAGAAAGCCACGGGCAACCGGCGGCTCACGTAGTCCTCTCGGAAGAGGCGCAGCGTGTCCGCCGCCTCGTCGATGCGCCCGAGCTCGAGCAGCCCGAGCACATCGAGCACCATCCGCATTGTGCTCTCGCGGTGCAGCTCGCGCTTCTCTCCGGGGATCCCTTTCAGATCGAAGGCCCCGCGCTTCGGGACCGCGTACACTTCCACGCGCCCGAGCCTGGCGAACGCGGTATAGCCGTTCTTCTTTTTGAACACTGTCCCGTCCTGCAGGATGACCCGGGCCGGGGACGGCCCAGTCACGAACACCGCGTCCCTCTTCACGGAGAGCAGGCGGTCGATCCCGATGTCGTTCGCGTCGAGGAGGCTCTCGACCCTCCTCCGAATCCCCTGGGTGATCATCTCCCCCAGGCGCTCGTATCCGGGGTCTCTGGAACGGCGACCGACCATGATCGCCCGCTCAGCCTTCGGGAGCGCCTCCAGCCTGGCTATCTCCGCCGGGTCAAGGAGACGCTCCTGGCGGATCACCGTCATCCCGGCATCGGCCATGTCCACCTCCGTGATCTGGATGCCGGCGAGCACGTCGACGTCGGCCGTCCAGTTCATCCCCGGGAGTCTCACGCTGCCAGCCAGCGGACGAATCTCTCCCGCCATGAGGGCCGCTGGCTGGGAGGCGCGTCGAGGGCGGCGCGCACCGCCGCGCACATTGCAGGCGGCAACTTCGGATGGGTCCTCAGATTGAGGATCCCGGCCAACTCGCGCAGTTCCGGGTTGCTCATGTCGTTCAGGCCGTCGAACCCGTTCTTGATGAATGAACGGAGCTTGATGGAATTCGCGGGGTTCGTGAGATCCAGAAACGAGTGCTCTGCCAGTGCTTCTATCAGCACCTTGCGGTCGGATGCCTCCATGGCTCAACCCTCGCCCATGATACCGACGATCCGCCGGAGGCGATCGCTGTAGACGATCTCGAAGCTCGCACCGGAATCGAAGATGCCGCAGAAGCGGACAACCGGGCCACTATCGCTCTCTTCCATGCTGCGGGTGACGGACAGATCGCTCTCTTTCACGCGGACAGACGCATCACCGAGAAAGTCGAGGATGGCGGCGGTGAATGCCTCTATGGAATTGAACGCCTTGGCCCCGATCCCGTTCTCCAGAAGCCACGGCTCGAAACTGGCGGTGATGAGGTCGGAAATCTCCGGCGGCCGAGCTGCCGAGTCTTCGTCGCTAGGGGTCTCGCCATCAGACTGTGGCGATTCCGTCGCCTTGTCATCGGTCGGCCCGCTCTCAGACTGTAGCGGATCAGTCACCCGGTCATTGAGGTATTCCGTCGTCACTTCCAGCTCCCCGCTGTGGGCGTCGCCCCCCATGTCGGTGTGGCTCAGGATGGAGTCCACCATGTCGGCGTCCCGCGCGTCGCTGGAGGGGGTGGGGGTGGGAAGCAGGAGAGCGGTTGCCTGCTGGAGCAGTTTTTGAGCGGCGACGAGGTTGGCGTCGGAGACCGTATCCAGCTGACTCTCCTCGATTTCCGACACGAGCTTCCAGATGCCCGAGGCCACAGACTGCCGCGAGCGCGCTGAAATTGCCGGCTCGATGACTGTCTGGAAGAAGTGGGCCGGATCGGGCCACGCCGACGTCGTGTCCACAGAGTCGTCCCACTGGAAGAGGCGGAGTAGCCTCTCGAGCTCCTTCTGGATGCTCTCGGTGCCGCGAGACTTGCGACCGCGGCGCTCGATACTGTCGTCGTTTACGTCGTAGTGGACGAGGACCTGCAGGAGGCGGACCGGGCTCGAGCCGAATTTCCCGCGGCCGGTCTCGTCGAGATCGGTGTTGTGCCGCGCCACGTCTTCTCGGAGGTCGCTCAGCCCCGCGACGTCGACGATGGTCAGCACGACTGCTTCCGCACCTACCTCCTCAGGGAGGGTCCCGTAGTTGTTGCCGCCGAAGTGCGTCCGGCAGGTGAGCAGATCCGCGATGGCCTCGTATCGTGCGTCATCCAGGAAGACGTACTCTTCCTGGAGGTGGCGGCGCGCTCGCGTCGTGAACTGCCTCCACCGCGTGCAGACCTCGGGGTGTGCCTTGAGGAGCAAGTTGGCGAGCTCCGATTTTCCGGCACCGCTCGGGCCCGCGAACGCCACTATTAGCTTCTCCATTTGATATTCCTTTAGAGTGATATATCATGAAGTTGAAAGAACCTTCTCCGTAAAGGAAAAGGTGAGACTACTATTACTATGATATTAGACTAAATTTAATTTAGTAAATATCGTGAACGATATTTTATCCAGATCCTGGATGTATTAGAGGAGAGATGGAAGTGTTTGTGAGTCTGATCAATTTGGATGATGGGTTCCGAGAGGACGGGGTCGTCGACGACCCCACGCCAGTCGTCGAGAGGAGCGGGAAGTTCTCGGACGGTGGCGTCTTCAGCGAGCGGATCTTCGGGAGGATGCCCAGCTCGGGACGGGAATACGCGTGCGAGTGCGGCGCCGTCGAGGGCCGATTCCACGAGGGCACGACGTGCCAGAAGTGCGACACCGTCGTCACCTGCCGCGACACCGTGTTCAGCAAGCGAGGCTGGGTCGACCTCGGCGGTTACAAGATCCTCAGCCCGCTGTTCTTCACCTACGTCGGCAAGGTCGTCGGCCCCTCCCAGCTGATCCGCATCCTCCACCAGAAGAAGATCCTCACGGTGGACGGTCTCACCCGCGAGGACGAGTCAGCCGGGCCGTACGACGGAATCGGCATCCTCGGCTTCGAGCAGCGATGGGAAGAGGTCCTCGACCACTACGAGCAGAAGCGCGGCCGCCAGGACCCACGGGTCTCCGAGTACGCCACCCTCATCCGCGAGAACGCCGACAAGCTCCTCACCAGCAAGATCCCGGTGTTCAGCCACATCCTGAGGCCGGCCCTGGTGGTCGACCGCCAGCTGATCTTCGACGAGGTCAACAACGTCTTCAACCTACTGGTGGCGAATGTCCAGGCTCTCGACGAGTACAGCGACGCGGAGCGCACCGAGGCGAACATCAACAGCGTCCTCTGGCGTATCCAGGAGCGGGCCAACGAGGTCTTCGAGCACGTCCTTCACGTCCTCTCCGGGAAGGGTGGTTACCTGCGCAGCAGCCTCCTCGGCGTCCGCGTGAACTTCTCGTCTCGCTGCGTCATCGTCCCGCTGCGTCCGGGCCACGAGCAGGACGAGGTCGAGATTCCATACCTGGCGTTCCTGGAGCTGTATCGCTTCCAGCTGACGAATCTGATCAGCCGGCTGCGCGGCGTGGACGTGCGGGAGGCCAACGCGGTGTGGAGTCGCGCTCAGACGAAGTTCGACCGATCCGTGTACCAGGCCATGAAGGAAATGATCAAGCGCAGCGAGAGCGGCGGCCTGCCGTGTTTATTGAATCGGAACCCGACGATTCCCGAACTTTCAAGCCTCAAGCACTAACATTCGATTGTTCTCACACACTCGAAGGTTAGCTTTATGCCCGATTTACAGTTAGCAGTGAAATGGACGAAGGACAATGTGGACTTCCTGGTCGCCAACCACGACAGCATGAGCCGCCAGGAGCTCGCTGACGCGCTGGGGGTCGACCGCAAGGTCGTCACCCGGAAGTGCTCCGAGCTGGGCCTGGTGCAGGGCCGCGGCACGGGGCGCGAGCGCTTCTGGACGGAGGAGCGTTGCCAGTTCCTGCGCGACAACTACGACGGCAGCAATGTCAAGGAGCTCGCGCGAGAGCTGGGTGTCGACAGGGCGACGAAGCTCTACTCGATCCTGAGCAAGCTCGGCCTGTCGAAGACTCGCAAGTACGTCGACGAGGGCCTGGGCGAGCAGGACGCGGAGCAGTGCGACCTGGAGGAGTGGAGACGGTTCGACCCGCTCCTGTTCCCCGAGGAAGCGAGGATCTTCGCGAACTACGAGTTCAGCTCCAGCGGCCGCGTGCGCAACCTGAAGTTCCAGCGTCTGCTGCAGCTCAGGTCGCCGGCCACCGTGAACGGCTACATCCGCTTCGAGGTGGGCGGCGTCAACTACACGCTGCACATCGTCCTCGCCAAGGTGTTCAAGGGCGAGGACTACGAGCCGAACTTGCAGGTCAACCACATCGACGGCGTCAAGACCAACAACGCCGCTTCGAATCTCGAATGGGTAACCGCTGCGGAAAATTTGCAGCACGCGGTCAAGCTGGGTCTCAGGCCGACCTCCAATCAGCGCTTGACCGACGCCCAGATCCACAAGATCTGTACCGAGATACGAGACGGAAAAGCCTACTTGGACATCATCCAGGAAAACGGGCTGCGTCTCGGTTGGCGCACGATATTCTGCAAGTTCAAGAACTGCACATACCGTCCAGACATCACTACACTGTATTTCGGCAGGGCTGCCGGAAAGAAAATTGGTCGTCGTAAAACTCCGTGAATTGCTGGGACGCCCTGAAGCCTCCTCTACCACAACGTGGCCCGCGAGGGCGAGCGTGACGGTTCGAGAAAGCGGGGGATTGGGTAATCAGCAGCCGAGCGTCCTCATCGAGGCGAAGGTTCAACGACTATCGAAAGGCGCCGGAAGGCGAACCGAGTAGAGTAGGGGCCAAGCGGCCCCCAAGCGCGGAGCTCCGGTCCGTCCGGAGAAGATATAGTCTGTCCCCGCCGGAAATCGGCGGGCGGCTCTCGGCAGAGGATCCGAGGGCGGCGCGTCTCTAGCGAAGACTGCGTGAACAATATTGCAATTACGGTTCGATCCTCCGGGTGCGCATCACCGACGTCAAACGGGATATGCGCGACCTGACTATGAGCATCCACAACGGCGTTCTCAAACTCATGGGTGGCGACTACGACGGAGACGTGCTCTCCCTAGTCCCATTGCTCGACCGAGATCTGGCGGAGGCGTACCGGGTGTTCGACCCGCGGACGATGTACGTCAGTCGGTGCGGCTCGGGCCTCAACGGGGCTATGAAATTGGACAAGGACCACGCGCTTGGCGTCTCGGTCCTGACCGAGGACCCGCTGCCGAAGATGTAGCCAACCTGGCAGTTGATGACCAGTTTGTTTGCCCGCACTACGGCGGACGATCTGACATCGAAAACGGCGTCCAGACTAGTGTTGGCTTGATCTGCGATGCTTGCGCAGACGGTAACGCTGTCTATGTGGCAATCAAGGATTGGCAGTTCCAAGTGAGCGAGGGTAACACCAAGCTCGGATTTGCTGAGTGGATGGAGCACAAGCGCAAAGGTTCCTGTAATAGTCACTAAGAATTTAACCACCCACGAGGGGTCTTTAGCCCCTCCGGGTCAGGACTCCTCCTTCATTTTCAAAAAGGAGCAGTGAGTAAATGAACTTCAACTTCATGCCGCAGTCCTCCTCCGTCGAGGATCTGCTGAATGCCTGTATGGCCGCCATGCCCCATCTGCCCGATCCAGAAAGGACCGTGCTCGAAAAGGCACTGCGCGAATTCGAAAACTTTGGCTCGCCGGCTTTCTGGTCGTCGTCTGATGTTGATAACGGCGACGAAATGGGTCTGACCGAAGGGGAGAAACGCCAAGCTATTGCGCGCTTCATCCAGGACTACGAATGCAAGGAATCCGACTGGACGGCCATCGACAGGCATGCTCGTGATGTGCTGGCTGAGCGGCAAGTCCACATTCGTGTCGAGTACGATCCGCTCTATATCGGTGGCGACTACAACGGTGTTGGCCGATTCGTACTCATCCCGCTCTCGCTGGTCGATGACTACGCCAAGGCAGATCCCGATGGCGACGACGGTGTGGAACTGGCCTTTACCAAGATTACCAAGCAGGATTGTACGCATATCGTGCATTACACGCTGGATGAGCTTTACAACCAGGATGGTGAGTTGATCGAGGACCCGCTACCGAATTGAGCGGCGACCCGCCCAACGAGGGCGGCTTTTCTATCATCCGAAGGAGCAATCGCGCACTCGCGACACAACCACTGACCACCGACCGCGCCGGACCTTGACAGTCTCCACGACGGCGCGGTCCTCATCACTGAGGAACTGTATGAAAAAGCACACAAAGATGATCGTCGCGATGCTGATCGGCATCGTCGTTTCACAATGCGCGCAGGCGTCCAAGTCTGAGCTCGGGTGCCTCACCAGGGCCGCCTGGATTGAGGCGCGGGGGCGGCCCATGGCGGAGGTTGCCGCGGTCATGTACGCCATCATGAACCGGACCAGGAGCCCGGTCTACCCGCGGACGGTCTGCGCCGTCACGCACCAGAAGGGGCAATTTCCCCCCAGCACGCCAGCGCCCCGAAGAAGAAGGATGCCCACGAACACCGCCGCATCCAGGCCTTTGGTGCCTTGGTCTACGCGGGTCGCATCCCGGACCCCACCGGGGGCGCCACCCACTTCTGGACCCCGAAGCTGCGCAAGAAGCTCGACTACAAGGGGCCACCCGGCTGGGCGGGCAAGATGAAGCGGACCGCCCGGATCGGGGAGTTCGTGTTCCACCGGCACAGCGGCTCTGGTCAGCGCCCGCTCCGCCTCCGAAAAATCACCTGAGAGAGTCACATGACCCAACCAACAGCAGAAGTCCCAATGAAGTACCTCTTTGCCGACACGGAGACCGACCGGCTCTGGGTCTCCGGCGCCGCCGAGACGGACCCGCGTCAGCCCCGCCCCATCCAGGTGGCGTTCGCGACTTACGACGAGCGCGGCCGGGAGATCACCGCCGCGTCGGCGATCGTCGCCCCGCTCCCTGGCTGGCCGGACGTCACGACGGAGTCGGCTGGGATACACGGCATCTCCCGAGAGCACCGCGCCCGGGGCATCGCACCCGACAAGGTACGAGAGCTGCTACTCGCCGTCGGGGCGAGCAAGGGGTGCGTCCTCGTCGGACACAATCTCGGATTCGACATCCGCGTCCTGCGGCGGATGTTCCTCGAGCTCGGACAAAAGGCAGCCGCTGACTACTTCCTCGAGCTCCCGGCTTATGACACGATGGTCTCCTCCGTGGAGGTCTGCCGGCTTCCCAAGGTGAACGGGGGGAGCGGGTACAAGAGGCCCACCCTGACCGAGGCCCACCGCCATCTCGCCGGGAGTGACTTCTCCGGCGCGCATGACGCCCTGGCTGACGTGCGCGCCTGCGCGACGGTCTTCTTCGCGCTCCGCGCCCTCGGCGTAACCCCTCAGCCCCCAGTCCTGCCGCCTACGGAGGGCGAGCGAGACCAGGCGGAGGTCCGAGCGGTCCTCGGGCAGGCTGTCCTCGTGGCAAAGAGTGGTAGCAAGGAAGGGGACTTCGTGCAGCAGATGGTCGACAAGCTGAAGAAGGACGGCCACCTCTCTCCGACGGACCCCCAGTGGCGGTGGCTCCAGAACATCGTCGAGCGGTCCCAATTCAAAGCTCCGACTTAGCTTTATATTATCTCTGTGATAGCGCCCGTTTCCAGTTCGGAAACGGGTCTGTATTGGAGGAAACCTCACATGTCGCAACAAGTAGGACTCTTTGGGAGGCATCCACCGGGGCTCGTCATCCCGGAGTGGGTGACCATGTTCGTCTCGTTCGAGAGTGTCAAGTCACTCGACAATTCGTTTCTGGTCGACATGGCGGAGGCCATCGCCACGGTCGGCGTGCGCGGCATCTCCGTCGTGCTCCGCTCGCTTTCTGATCCAGAGAACGAGCGTTCGGCCCTCCAGAGCGCCATCACCTATTTCGGCAACTTCATCCGCGTCTGTCGTGAAACGCGGCCCTACTTCACGGCGATCGTGTGTGACGAGAACTTCATGAGGGCGAATGCGGACAGCGTCCTGGCCGGCCGCGGTCTCTACCTGCGGGGAGAGGACGGCCCCCTGGTGACTCCTCCCTGGGGGGAGGACGAGTGGTGCATCGCGGTGGACGTGGAGAGCGGGCTCGTCGGGAAGACGTCCCGCCCGTCTCAGATGCTCCGCGACGCGGTCTCCGCCGCGGAGGCGGTCTGGGACCAGCCGCACTGGAAGGACATCGTCTCGGCTGAGATACTCAGGCAGCTGATCGTGCTGCTCTCCGTGAACATGCTGTGCAAGCCGGAGTCCTTCGTGGAGGACAGTTTGCTATTCACCGGCGACTTCGCCGACCAGCTGGTGGCCGAGGCGTTCAACAACTTCCAGCTGCGGGCCAGGTGGGAGAGCTCGGTCCCGACAGCAGGGGCAGCGTCATGAGAAGCCTCCCAGCGCGGATGCCGGAGAGCCGCTACCCCGGTCATTCCTTCAGGCCGACCGTGGTTCCCTCCTCCGTCGTGAGGGGGAAGTACGACGAAGTGCTCGCTCGTCACCGCGAGCAGCAGCCTTCCGAGATCGCCATCGACGTGTCCTGGATGGACATGCACTGCATTCCACCGGGCGGGACCGAGAGGGTCGCCGTCTCGCAGATCATCGTCAGAGCGGGGGAAGGCGAGACGCGCTTCTCCAATCGCCACACAACGTGGAACATGATTCTGGTCACCGGTCCGTCGTTCGATCGCCCACGGCGCATGGTGTCATTCCCCTACGACTCGTGGATGATGTCGGACGATCTCCGATTCGCAGTGATTTTCCTGGCTTCATGCAGCTACGAGCTGGTGCAGGACCTGGACGCACTCAACCCCGGCGACGCCTTCAGGTTCATCTGGAGCTGGGGCACCCCGCCGCGGAGCAACGTGGACGACTTGATCAACTGGTTCCATGCCGGCCAGGAAATACTGGTGAATTCTCTGGACCTGGCGGCGGCTTGCGGCATTCTCGGAATCCCGTCGCCGCGGTTCCGATACTGCGAGCTCTCCCACACCGGCGCCATGGTCGCGGAGTGGGGAATCTCCGACCCGATCCTCGGGCGCCTCGAGCGCGTCGAGTGGCGGGCTGGGGAGACGCGGCTCGCCTACGTCGACCGCTCCGGGCAGATAACATGGCGAAAGTACGATATGGACGCGAGTAGTCTTCCGACCGCGCACAATGCCATCTGTCGCCTCTTCGATAAATTCCAGTCCAACAACACCACCATCAAGACGCTGAACATCGCGAACAGGGCTGATCCGCTAGGAGAGCTGCGGGAGCGCATACGCGAGAGCGGCGTCACGCTTGATTTCATTCTCTCCCAGTGCGGCACCTGGTCTATCAACGACCTCGCCCAATGGGAAACGCTGCTCGCGCACATTCCGGAGATGGCATCAAATGGATTCGGCGTCACCATCACCCACACAGACTGGGCGAAGTCTCTGCTGGGCTGGCTGGCAAGACCCGAGCTCGGAAATATGGCTTCGAACTTCGTGAGGTACGTCAACGGCTACGCGAGGATCGAGGTCAACACCGCCAACCTCGCGAAGTTCTTCAAGGAGGAAATGACCGACCACCCGTTTGTGGAGAGCGTGACCTCGATCAGCGCGGCGGTCTTGCGCGTGGTGTTGAGGGAGTTCGTCCGACCGGTCACGGTCGTCCGCCGCGGGCGCACCTACATCGAGGACATTCCCGGGACGCTGCACCACGAGCTAGGGATCCACGCGTTCGACTTGAAGTTCGCCAAGAACAATACCAGCTTCCCGAGCGCGCAGGCGTACAGCGACAAGAAGTGTACGATCTCGGCCAAACACACCAACATCTCGTCGAGCGGGGCTGTGTGCCTCGGAGACATCAATAGAACGATGTCGGACATGGAGGTGCAATCGCGCGGCGGATTTCGCCACGCCACCCTCGAGGAGTTCATCCAGATGCTCCGCCAGTGCAATCTGGACAGCGCATACAATTCCGAGAGGGGCTTCGTGCTGGAACATCCTGGGATGATTTCCGATGATGATTGGAGGGACTTTGGGAAGCAGAATCCTGAGGTGACGGTCCCCGGCCTGCGGGAGCTGGGCGCGATAACCGCAGCCAGCTTCGCCGAACTAGACAGAAGGATGAATGAGAATGCCTGATATCAGCAGAGAGGACGTGCGGAACCTCGCGAGGCAGCGAATCGGCGGCGGCAAGATGCGCCACCGGATCAATCTGCTCGGTGCGGGCGGCGTCGGCTCGAATGTCCTCAGGTTCGCGGCACGGACGAGAACGTACAATTCCATGTACGAGCGCATGATGTTCCGCGTGTACGACCACGACACGGTCGAGCTGCACAATCTCAACCGCACCCAGCTGTTCAGGCTCGACGCGGTCGGGCGCACTGAGAAGGTGAACGCGATCAGGGAGGCGCTCGCCACCATCACCAACGGCGGAAACGACGCCACCCGAGCTCTCGCCGATGCTTCGACCGAGCGGGTCGGACCCGAGACGAAGCTGACCACCGGGACCATCATCGACGCCCGCGACACCATCGACCCCAGCTGCATGATTCCGGGGACGTGGCTAAAGCTCGCCTACGACGGCGGGTCCGCGATGAGCTTCACCTTCCGGCCGGACATCGTGGCCAAGAAGGTCGTCGTCCTACAGGGCGGCAACTCCTACGCCGTGACCCCCAGCTTCTACGTTCCGGCCGCCATTCTGGCCCTGATGGCGATCCGCTTTCTCGAGTTCCGGAACTTCGCAGACATCACGGAGCATCGTGCGGGGACCTACACCACGGACATCGACGAGCTCGCGCGCTCGGTCTCGTTCGCCTGGTCTCCAGACGGTGAGGAGGACGAATAATGCTTAACACCATTACGGACGAGATCTTCGAGCGCAACAAGGCCGCATACGACGAGGCCATGACCCTGGCGGACGCCGGACCGGCAGCCTGCCTCGAGCGGCTCCGCGAGCTCTACGCAACGGCGGTGTCGTCCACGAAGCGCAGCAGTGAGTCGTTTCGAGAACTCACTAAATTCACCTGCAATATCGGCATCGTCGCAGCACTCACTTTGGACGAGCGGTACGCCGCCGAGGAGGTCACCGGGCTCTGCGTCGACGACCTTCAGCAGTTCGTGGCGGAGCTGGCTGTAGCCGGGTACTGCGTCAGACAGGCTTCATACTCCCAGTCACTCATGCTCGGCACCGTGGAAAGAGTTCAGACGCAGACTGGCTCGGAGGAGATCGAATTCGTCGAATGGACGATAGTCTTCGATGTCGCGTATGAAATCCAGAGAAAGCTGCTGGTCCAGAGAAAGCTGCTGGACCGTTTGGAGATCGCAATACGCGCCTCGCGGGGCGCGTGGATTCTGTTCGCAAACGCTGAGCTGCTCAATTCGCTCAGCTCGGAGGATGGGCCGAGCATGATCGGCGACGTTATTACAGTGCGGGACCTGATGTCCAACGTGCGGCTCGGAGTTGATGTCTCGGCCGCCGAACTCAATATGCTCCGGATATTCTTCCGGGGTTTTGAAACTTGATTTAGGAGAAGAGGCATGCGTGGTGCCAGCCAGATTACTGATAGTGAATTTCTCACCGCTTACAACGACGCGAAGCTCACCAACGACGATGTGATGCAGAAGCTGGACACCGACTGGACCGCCATCGGTGTGAAGCTCCGCAGCGACCGCCTCAAGAAGCACCTCACCGTGGAGATGCGGGTGGGCGGGCGCTCGGGCGGATGTCCCCGGGAACTCGCGGCCTCCGAGCTCACGCCTGAGGCCGCTGCGTGGCGCTCGGACGGCACCGTCGTCCCGAAGCCGAGCACGACGCCCAAGGTCGACTCGTCATCCGGCCTGGTCAACGCCGCCCCCTCTATGCTCGACGCCACGCGAGAAATGAGCGGGGCCGGGAGCAAGCCCGACGAGACTGCCGTTGCCTCCGGCGCCATCGGCGAGACTGCCGTTGCCTCCGGCGCCATCGGTGGCGGTGCGACTGACAAGACCGCCGCCCCCGCGACCGCCGCCCCCGCGACCGCCGCCCCCGCGACCGCCGTTCCCAATGCCACTCCGGCCGGCAAGCCTGGCGTGGTGGGGTTCGATGCCACGATCTACAACCAGTACTACCAATTCAGCGGGGCTACCATCGGTGAAGCCACTGACAAGTTCATGCTCAAGCTGCGCGAGCTCAATCTCAGCAAGATGCTGATCTCGGACCGGTCCGGGCGGCTGGTCGGTCTGGCCGACTTTGTGAACGGCGGCAAGTACAAGGTCACGCCGCAGCTCACTGCTGCCGGGGCCTGAGATGGTCAACCCCCATCTCATTAGCACCGGGCTGGCTATCCACCATGCAGCAACGGTGATAATCCCGGCGGATGTGGCCCGCACGATGCTGTCCATCCAGCCCGCGCTCCCGTCGCCGTCCCTGGAGTATGGGGTCTACCTGAAGGGGACCTGGGACGCCGCCGCCGCGACCGTCACGATCGCGCCCGGTGAGGTGTACTTTCCGTTCCAGACGACGACCTCCACGAGCATCCAGTTCACCGAGCCCCCTCCGAGCCCGGAGTGGAACGTCATCATGCACCGACACCCCGAGAACTACCGCCAGTTCAGCACGGTCGACCGGAACAGCATCAACGAGGAGTTCCTGGCTTCCATCCTGTTCATTCCGCCGTGGGAGTTCCCGTCCGCGGTCGTGAACGTGCCGCTGGTTGTCGGATCGAAGCTTCAGGCCCCCGCCAGGGTCGTCGTGCACGGTGGCATTCTGGAGCCGAGCGACGCGCTTCGCAGGGCGGTCGAGACGCGTCTGCAGGAACTCCAGCCTGTCCTGTCGCCTAATCCTCTCCGGTTCGCATCTCAGAAGCGGAAGAACGGCGGGCGCCCGCTGAACGAGCTCGGCCTCCGAATGGTTGAAAGCAGCGACCTCGGCGACGTGTATGCCGGGGACGACTCGTCTCAGCACGAGCTCTTCGGCCGGTAGCGCTTCGGACGGCAGCAGTGAGAAAGGAGAGGGTGTACCCTCTCCTTTTTTTTTTGAACAGCCTAATAAGAAATGAGACTTGAGGAAATTAAATGCTGAGCGATCTTCTGACTTCGCGCCCGGTGTCATCCGTAACTCCGATGCTGAGCAGCCTGCTCGGCGCGACGCGGGGGTACATCGAGGGCCTCATGCCGGCCGGCTACCTGCACGATTACTCGGTCGACTCGGAGCTGCCGATGCTGCGGCGGCGGCGCCACTTTCGCCCGTTCTCTTCTAGCCAACTCGCCACCCGGCGCCTCCCGCTGCTGTCCGTCCGAATGGAACCGACCGCCGACGTGTCAGACTTCGCCACCGGGGTCAGCTGGCACACCGGGAACCGTTTCCTCCTCCAGCCGGACAGGCTCGCGAGACTCATCCACGACGACAACCATCTGCGGTACGCCGGCTACCAGTCGGATCGAATCGTGGTGCGCTTCGCCGTCTCCCTCGTGGTCGAGACCGACCTCAAGGCGCGGGAGGTCCTGATGTATCTCCGGCGCGCGATGCCGACGAACTACAAGGTCTTCCTGAACGACGTCGTGATCTACACGGAGATCCCGACCGACATCCTCCGCCAGGTGTGGGCCGACATGGGGCTCGGCGACGGCTCTGACCCGACCGACTCCGATCGCTTCCAGGAGTACCTCAGCGCCGTCACGGCCGGAGACGTGCGCCGCACCATCAATTCTGCGTCAGGGCGCACCGCCTTCAGCTTCGGGTACTTCTGCAACCCGATCCTCGTGATCGACGCCCCGTCCATCTCGGTGAATCGTGATGGGAACGTGGTGCGCTCAGCCCAGGTGGACTTCTCGATGACTGCCGACCTGGAGATCCCCGTGGCGTACGCGTACCAGCAGAAGCGGGCCTTGCTCCCGGAGCCCGTGGCGCCCGATTTCGGGATCGCGGGGAGCTCCGTCTACTTCACCAACACGGTGGTCCTCCGGGCTCCGTCCGTCATCCGGGACCGCCTTGGGCTGGCCTACCACACCGCGCTCCTGTCGGGTGCCCGCCCGGCCGCCGTGGGGGAGACCCCGGCACCGGACGTGACCGCCCTCGGCAGCTTCCTGCCGGACGACCTGAAGGAGTTTGTGACCGCCCACGCGCTCGGGGCCGATCCCGACTCTGTCGCGGCCATCTTGTGGCGCGGCGGTGTCGAGGTTCCGGACGACCAGTGGAATTTCGACCCGCTGACGTGGGAACTCACCATCTTCCCGCCCGGGCTGTATTACAACTACGAGTACCACCTCGGCGTCTACTGTGACTTGACCGAGTGGAAGGCGGTGAAGGACCGGCGCACCACCCGGGCGCCCACGCCGTCGCCCCTGTACTGAGCTGGAAAGCCCCACCCCCAAGCGGGGATGGGGCGTCCGATCACTCAGAGGCGTAGCAGTCGTGGATCGCGCACTGCTTGGTTATCCAGGCCTCGAGGGCGATGAGCTGGGCTTCTACCGCTCTGCACTGGGTCGACTCTCTGGTGTGCTGGGTCGCAATATCTGAGAGGACAACGGCGGAGGGGGCTGCATCAGCTGGGCCGGGGGGGCCGGGAAGCTCACCTTGGTTGGACAAGTTCCACACGCTGACAAAGCCATCGTTGACAGTGCAACGAGCATCATTCTGCTTGGTGACATAGACTGGAATCTCCTTGATGATGGTGTCGCCGCTCTTGTAGACGGTGCGCATTCGGTCGACGTACTTGGTGACTTCCTTGAGGGTGACCTTGCCAGCCTCCCCCTTGCGACGCGCGGCCTCCGCGGCCTCCCGGGTCCTCTCCTCCTCCCACTTGATGCGCACCGAGTCGGCCCCGGCCTGCCACACGAAATAGCAGGCAGTGCCGATCATCGCCAGTGCGACAAGCGCGATCACCGTTGCGATCAGCAACTTCCGGCCGATTGAGAGCTTGCTGATCGCGCCCGCTGCCAGTAATGGTACCATCTTTCAGTCCTCCTCGTTTCTGGAATGCCTCCGCTGCGGGGCATTCTCGCTGTCGGCTTCCCAATCCTCTGCCGCCATCTGTCGGCGCTCAGCTTCTCGCCGCTCCGTGCTCCTGCCCGCCTCCCAGTCAGGGGAAGAAGACCCCTTCTGGTTCTTCAGCCATGAGTTCCCGAGGGCCACTCCGGCCCATGCCACCATGTAGCCGCCGAACAGCCACTCGCTGAGGCGGCCGTTGACCGCCTCGTACCAGAGGAGCCCGGTGGAAGTGAACAGGGCCAGGAACTGGCCGAACTTGTGCAGGCTGACCCTCCCCGTCTCGATGTCGATGAGCACGTGGCGTATGTCGAACGGAGTCTCGTCGACGTGCCACTTTATCAACACGGCAAGGAGGAGGACCCCGAACAGCATCGCCGTCAGCGCCGGGATGTCGAGAGCAGCGAACAGCATCGCCGTCAGCGCCGGGATGTCGAGAGCAGCGCTCATGGGATCAGCTGCTGCGCCCGTTTGAAGTAGGCGAGGCGCTCCTTGTATCCAATGGAGTCGCCGATCGCCTCCGTCTTCCGTCCGACGTTGATGGCGTCGCACACGCCATCGAAGTCGTTCTTGTCGGCGAAATTGCTCAGGCCGTTGGCATCCCAGAACCAGGCCGCGGTCATTGCCGCGTCATCCGGCTCGGCCACCAGGGCCGGCTCGGCCACGTACGGGCGGCCCGTGCCGGCGGCGGCCCTCACGTAGTTGTCCCGGCCGGTCAGCTGGATCAGGCCGCGCCCGCGGTACGCCCACCCGTCGCCGGATGCGGAGTCGCCGTTGCCCATGCGGTTCGCGTACACGTAGTTAGCGATCGCCTCGGCGTTTCGTGCGATCCGGACGGCGAGCTGGTTCGGCCGGGACGGAAACGCCTTGCCATTCGCGTCGTGCTCCGCGAATCGCTTAGGCCAGGTCTGGCACAGGCCGAGCGCCGAGTAGTTGAGATTCTCGACCGTGTACTGCAGCTCGCCGCTCTCGTGCGCCACCTGGGCGATGAACATCTGGGCTCGCAGCGGGGTTGTTATGCCGAAACGCTCCATGGCTGCGTTCAGGGGGACGATGTAGTAGGAGGCCCTCGCGCCGGCCCTCGGCATGATGTTGAGAAGTTGTTTCTGGGTCAGAATCATTGCACACCTTTCCTTTTTCTCTTTCCGTCTAAGTTTCTGTTGGGAATTCGACCTGCTGCGCTGCCCCACCGGGGAAACGCTCGAGAAATGGGTCTGCGTAACAGTGATTTAGTCTTAGTTCAAACGGACGTAGAAATGCTGACACCTGTCAATTACGTCGACCTCTTCGACCGGCTCTACCCGGAGCAGCTGCTCACCGGTCTGGCCGACGAGAATGAGATCAGCGTCGAGGGTCTGAACGCGCGCTTCGCCGCGATCCGGTCCAACCAGAGGACGACCGCGATGGCGCTCAGCGCCGTCTACGCGTCACAGCCGGACGGAACCCACTTCCGAGACTTCGTCCTCCCGTTCTGGGAGGTGGCGTACTCGAAGAAGTTCACCCTCTCCCAGACCGACCTAGTCGCCCTGCGCTACAGGCGCGGTTACGACCCAGCCGGGGCGGAGCTCGGGTTCCCAGAGGCCCGCACGGTTCTGTACTGCAACGACTGCGGCAGCGAGCTCCTCGCTGCGGCGATTCAACTGCTCGTGTTCGTCGACGGCGCGCTCGTCCGACCGAGCGACTACCACGTCCATCCCTCTCAGGGCGGCTTCGCGGTATATGTCCGCGAGGTGCTCGTCACCGTCGGGACGCGCGTCCGCGTGGTTGTCCTGCGAAAGTTCAACGAGCGTGGGGCGTCCTTCCCGTCCATCCCTCCCGGCAAATCGGCAACTGCCGAGGCGCCGGCGCCCGACGGCTCTGCCGTCGCCTCCGTGGTCTTTCGCCTCGGCGACTTGGGGCACGTCCACGACGTTCGGTACTATCGCTTGTTCACCAGGAGATCTGGTGACGCCTACTATCGCCCGGTCCCGCGGTCTGCCTGGTCTGTGCGTGCGACCCCGGCCTACGATCTGGCGGTGTTCGGCATCGTCGGCGAGTATGCGTCTGGCGGCTACGAGTTCGTGGCGGTCGACTCGGCCGAGTTCTGGAAGTACGAAGTGGACGCAGCGGTCGCCCCGGACGAGAGCATCTGGAAGATCGATCTGGTCGACGGCACCGGGATGCCGGCTCCCGTCTACGAGCCGGACGACGTCGACGTCTGGGCTGGCGGGCGCCTCCTGACGCACGGCGTCGACTACTGGCTGGAGCTGGGCGACCCGGAGTTTCCGGACGTCCCACCGCGAATCGTCTTCGAGGACGTCCACTACGGCGACGTCCATCTTCTTGCCGTGTCGGGCGCCCCGCGCGACGACGACTCCTCTATCGAGATGGTCAGGGATGCGGTCCCCAACGCCGACGCGGTGGTGCGATTCGACCCGCGTGCTCGTCGCCTGAGGCTCGTCGAGAACGTGGGCCTGGTCTTCTCCTCCGGGTTCCTGGAGCTGGCCGGTGACGGCATCGAGACCGTCGCTGACAATCTGGCGCTCCACTTCGACGGCCTGCGGGACCGGGACGAGTTCCGGTACCGGGCGAGGTTCGTCTTCTCGCCGGAGACCCTCGAGTCGGCCATGCGCCAGACGGAGGTCCCGACAGTCCTCGAGCGCTTCGCCAGGACCGTCGGAGCCGTGCCGCCGGACGGCTCCTTCAGCCGCGAGTGGTACAGTGGAGACTTCCGCTCCGACGGGCCCGGTGGAGTCGGGGCGATGGACCTCCGCGAGGGGGCTCACGAAGAGGGCACTGCTGACTTCCGAGAGGGCGCGGATCCATGTGCCGGCTATACACCCTGCCGCACTGACATGTGGGATCTCGTCGAGATCCACCGCCGTAACCACCCGACGCCGCCGCTTCCGAGCGGCGTGCTGCCGCGCCGAGACCGTCGCCACTTTCCAGCGACTTATTTCTGGGGGAGGGACGGCGGAGGGACGGGAGCAATGGGGCCGTGGCGGCAGGGAGGTAGGATTGATCTCGACTGCCGCCCTCAGGACCACGGGCCGACGGTGAATGTCTCGCTCGACTTCCGCGGCGAGATCTACGCCGAGCAGACCGTCGTTCCATATACCTCCGCGGCTTTCGTGATCGCTCTTGGCAGCACGGCCGACGCGCGCGGGACGCCACCTTCGTACTTCTTGAATGACTGGCGGCGCGACGACGCGGGGAACGTGGTCCTGGACGGGCGCGAGCAGTACCATCTGATAGACACGAGCTCCGCCGCCGATTTCCGCTCCCCGGAGACGATGATCGGCGCTGCCGCTCCGTACCCGTCGAGCGAGTTCGTCAGTGCCATCGGACTGACGGCTGACGCCCGCAACGTCGGCGTCCCCGTCGCACTGGCCCCGTGGCGGCGCGACGACGAGGGGAACGTGGTCCTGGACGGGCGCGAGCAGCTCTTCGGTCCCGGCTTGGCGACCGTTCCGGCGGACCTGCGCGGGGACGCCGAGGACGCCACCATCGTGACGTACCCATCGGCCGAGTTTGTCGCTTCGCTTGGGACGATCGTTGATTTGCGTGGTCTGGCAGAACCCCCATCGGCCACCGAGCCGTGGTGGCGTGAGCCACTCCTGGTAGTCGTTGACGCCAGAGGGTCGCCGCAGTTCATCGGGGATTTCGGCAACGTCGACCTAGACCTCCGGGAGGGTGGATGAAAAGCGCCCCCTGACACGTCCGAGCAAGTCTGAGAAGCGACCGCGACCGCAGTCGCCATGTACTTCATTCATTCAAATTGTGATAAAGGAACCCTTCGTATGGCACGCATCCAACTCAAGATCTGGCGCGCTCCTTTTGCCGTCCTCTCCTCCGCACCGCCCGTGGGTCTCGCCGAGGGCGAGGTCGCCATCGCTATCGAGACGAACTCCCTCGTCAAGCGCCCCGACGGCGACAACAGCGCGCCCCTGATCAGTATCGGGAACGCGGCCAACTCCGTCAAGGTCCGCGCAGCTTCCACCGCTCCCATCACGCTGGCCGGGCTGCAGAGCATCGACGGCGTCTTCCTGCAGGACAAGGATCTGGTGATGGTGAAGGACCAGTCTGACATCACGAAGAACGGCCTCTACTACGCTGCCGTCTCCGCCTGGGTGCGTTACGTCGGCATCGGCGACATGGACTCCCTCGCCGGCACACTCGTCGTCGTCGAGCAGGGCGCCATCGGTGGTGACACCCTGTGGATGTGCACGTCCGACCGCGGCGGCACTCTCGGTAGCTCCGCCGTCGCCTTCAAGAAGATCGGCTCCGAGGGCGGCAGTGGCGGCGGCGGTGTGGCCGGTGATGCCTCGGTCACCTCGCTGAGCGTCGGCACCGCCGGCTCCCTCTCCGAAGTCAGCGGCTCCCTCCGCATCGCCGCCGTCAGTTCGTACTTCGACCTCGGTACCGGCGGCTCCCTCAGCGTCTCGGTCGCGGGCGCGTCGGTCTTCACCGTCGAGAGCAACGGCCGCATGAAGTCCGCGCTCTACGGCTACCTCGACACGAAGTTCATCGCCAGCGTGAATGGTAAAACTGGCGGCAGCGTCACACTGAGCGCGACCGACGTCGGCGCCCTAGCCACCACCACCCGCGGCGCCGCCAATGGCGTGGCGTCCCTGGATTCCACCGGGAAGGTTCCGACATCCCAGCTCCCCGCTGCTGCCGACGCCATCCTCTCCGCGTCCATCGGCGTCGCCAACGGCGTGGCCGGGCTGGATGCCAACGCGCGCATTTCCGAGGCCAATCTGCCGTCCTCTGGCACACGCTCGTTCACCTTCCAGGTGAACTTCACGGGCTCCGACCCGGGCTCCGTGACCGGCCTTCCAGCCGGATGGAGCGCATCGATCAGCGGTACCACCTTGCAGATCACCCACTCCGTGGCGAAGATGCCCACCTCGATTTCGTACTTCGGCTACAACACTGGCTCCGGCACTCCGACGTGGCGCTATCGCCTGCCGACGGCCGCGAACGAGATGCTGGTGGTCGACGCCTCGAAGACGAGCGTGTTCTCGTTCGTCCTCAACACGAGCATCTCCGCGGCCGACCTCGGCGGCAAGGCCCTCGTGACCGTCCAATTCTGAGCTTCCAAGGAGTAATCCATGTCAATCAAAGCGGCCAAGCTGCTGCGCGTGTACGTAACCTTCGGGACCGTGGTCGGGACTGCCCCGGCGCGGTCCTGGAACGTCACCCTCGTTGTCACGCCCCAGCCCCACTCCGACCCGAACAACGGCCATGGGATGTACTACGACGGGCGCGACGTGAAAGTCGGCGACTGGCTGGCGACATCCAACGGAGGAAACTGCCTCCGCATCAAGACCATCGGATCTCAGAACTCGACCACCGTGGTCGCCGTCGTCGAGGACGCCCACGAGGCGATGAACGCCGTCCTCGACCCGAACCAGGGTGGTGACTCCGCGATTCCGAGCGGAGAGGGCGTCGTCTTCGAGGAGGTCAACGGGATGCCGGTCATCTTCCCGCTCCCCGAGGCCCTCCCCGGCGTCTTCACTCCGACGTTCGCCCAGCAGCTGATCAACCGCTTCTTCACAGCGAACGGCGGCTTCGGCGGCAAGGCGGCGGCCGTCGCCATCGACGCGATCCCCGGTCTGGTCGCCACCACGGTCCAGGCGGCCCTGGTCGAGGTAGCGAGCGCGGCCGGCGCAGCCCCGACCTGGACGAGCGTGACGGGGAAGCCGACGACGATCTCCGGCTATGGCATCAATGACGCTCTGGCGCTGGGCTCGGTCGCCGGCACCGCCGCCGGCACCGCCGCCGCCGGCACCGCGACAACCGCCGCCCGCTCCGACCACGTCCACCCAGCCCAGACCTCTGTGTCTGGCAACGCTGCGACGGCCACGAAGCTGCAGACGGCGCGGACCATCGCGGGAGTGTCTTTTGACGGTTCCGCGAACATCGCCATTCCGTACGCGAACCTCACTGGCTTGCCAACCGCGTACTCGCACCCGGCGGGCGACGGCAATCTGCACGTGCCGGCCACCGGAACGACCAACAACAAGAAGGTGCTGAAGGCCGGCGCGACGGCCGGTACCATCTCCTGGGGCGACGTCGACTGGGCTGACATCGCCAACAAGCCGGCCGACGTCATGCTGGCGTACAAGTTCACAGTCCAGTTCACCAATATGGATCCGACGTCCATCATCGGATCCCTCCCGGCCGGCTGGAGTGCGACTTTCAGCGGGAGCTACGTGACGATCACCCACACCGTCGGCCGCGCCCCGGCCATGGTGAGCTACATGGGATACAACACTGGTTCGGGTACTGCCACCTGGCGGTTCCGCTTCCCGACCGCTGCCAACGAGCTGACGATCCTGGACTCCGCGAGCACGACGAAATTCACGTTCGCGCTCACCACCAGCGTGGCGGCGGCAGACCTCGGCGGCAAGGCGATCATCAACGTCTTCTTTTGATACAGTGACTACATCTGGAGAATCTAATGGCAACTAAGCCAGCCAAACTCTTGAAGGTGTTCTGCACCTTCGGCTCCGTCTCCGCCAGCGTCAACGGCTCCCCGGTCGCGTGGAACGCCAGCCTGTCGATTACTCCGCAGCCCCACAGCTCCTTGACTTTCGGCAACGGTGGTTTCTACGACGGCCGGGATGTGAAAGTCGGAGACTGGGTCTCTACGTCGAACTCCGGCGCGTGTCTCCGTGTGAAGTCCGTCACCTCGCAGACCGCCGGCACCGTGGCTTGCGTGCTCGAAGACGCCCATGGGGCGATGAACGCAGCCCTCGACCCGAACCAGGGCGGCGACTCCGCAATCCCGAACGGCGTCGGCGTCCTCTTCGAAGAGGTCGGCGGGATGCCGGTCATCTTCCCGCTCCCCGACGCGCTCCCGGGCAACTTCACCTCGACGTTCGCCCAGCAGCTGGTCAACCGCTTCTTCATGGCGAACGGCGGCTTCGGCGGCCAGGCAGCAGCCATCACCATCGGCGCGATCACCGGCCTACCCTCCACCACTACGGTGCAGAACGCTCTGGAGAAGGTGCTGCCCCTGGCCGGCGGGACGATGACTGGCGCCCTGACGCTGAGCGGGGACCCGACCGTCGACCTGCACGCGGCCACGAAGAAGTACGTGGACAACATGGTCACCGGCCTCGGCCCGAAGAGCGCCGTCCGCGTTGCCACGATTGGCAACATCACTCTGAGCGGCGGGCAGACCATTGACGGTATCTCCGTCGCGACCGGCGACCGCGTGCTGGTGAAGAATCAGACGACTTCGTCGAAGAACGGTATCTACGTGGTGGATCCCAGTACGTGGACTCGAGCTGCCGATGCTAATACCACCGCTGAGCTCGTAGGGGCGCACTGCTTCGTCGCGGAGGGCACGGTCAACGCGGACACGGGATGGGTTTGCACAGCTAACAGTACGGACATACTTGAAGCATCGGTTGTTTCCTGGAAGCAGTTCAGCGGGCCGGGAATGGCAGCCAGCAATGGCGTCCGCGTTGCCACGATTGGCAACATCACTCTGAGCGGCGGGCAGACCATTGACGGTATCTCCGTCGCGACCGGCGACCGCGTGCTGGTGAAGAATCAGACGACGCCGTCGCAGAACGGCATCTACGTGGTGGCACCCACCACGTGGACGCGCGCTGCCGACTTGGATAGCTGGGGCGAATTCCCCGGGGCGTTCGTCTTCGTCGAGCAGGGCACAGTGAATAAGGACACCGGCTGGGTCTGCACGTCCGACCAGGGCGGAACGGTCGACACGACTGCTGTGACGTGGACCCAGTTCAGCGGGCCCGGGTTGATCGTCGCCGATCCGACGAAGCTGCCGCTGTCTGGCGGGGTGATGACCGGCAATCTGACGCTATATGTTGATCCCATGAGCGCCATGCACGCAGCCACGAAGCAATACGTGGACACGGTGGCCACCGGTCTGACCCCGAAGGGCAGCGTCCGCGTTGCCACGACGGCTAATATCACTTTGTCAGGCTCTTCCCAGACTATCGACGGCGTCTCAGTCGGGAGCAGCGTCCGCGTGCTGGTGAAAAACCAGACGGTTCCATCGCAGAACGGTATTTACGAAGCAGCTTCTGGTGCGTGGACTCGAGTTGCCGAAATGAGTTACTGGGGCGAATTCCCCGGGGCGTTCGTCTTCGTCGAGCAGGGCACAGTGAATAAGGACACCGGCTGGGTCTGCACGTCCGACCAGGGCGGAACGGTCGACACGACTGCTGTGACGTGGACCCAGTTCAGCGGCGCGGGCACCGTGACGGCAGGTAGTGGTATCAGCATAAGCGGGATGCAGGTCTCCCTCGCCACTAGCGGCGTGACCCCCAGCACGTACCGCTCGGTCTCCGTGGACGCCTACGGCCGCGTCACCGCCGGCACGAATCCGACGACGATTTCCGGATATGGCATCACCGATGCATTAACGCTGGGCTTGACGGCCGGCGCTGCTGCCGGTACCGCTGCTGCCGGTACCGCCGCGACGGCCGCTCGCTCCGACCACGTCCACCCGGCCCAGACGACGATCACCGGCAACGCTGCGACGGCGACGAAGCTGCAGACGGCCGTCAACATCGCGGGTGTACCCTTCGACGGATCTGCGAACATCGCCATCCCGTTCACGAATCTGACCGGGAACATCATCGCCAACAGTGCTGTCAAGCTGAAGCGACCCGACACCGTCAACACGATAGTGGACGTGAGCGCCGGCAACGTCTTCACGAAGACCGTCACCGGAGCGACGACGTTCACCCTCCAGAACAAGTCCGGCGACAGCGTGGTGGACTCCTTCATTCTGGAGGTCATCAACGGCGGAGGCCACGTCATTACTTGGTGGAGCGACGTGAAGTGGGCGGGCGGCGTGGCTCCGACGCTGACCGTCAGTGGTAAGGACGTACTCGGCTTCTACTCGCATGACGGCTCATCGTGGATCGGAACTGTCATCGCAAAAAATGTGCTGTGAGATAGGGCGACGAGATTACCACCCTCATCACCGGTACCGCCGAGGTGTCGATGTATTTTGACAGACCAGTGTGTGAATCTCGAAGCACGATGGTAGTAGGAGCACATCAGGATGATTTCTTCGGCAGTGGTAATGCCGATGTCTACGTGCTTCATCGGTAGAGGGAAATCACTCCATCGAAACCGTTTCGATGGAGTGATACACAATCTCAATCGCTCCTGGATAAGCTTTATTCCGGAATACAGCATGAAATCGAAAATGTGGATGTATTGTGTAAGGTTTGATTGGAGCATGGAATGAGCATTCTCAACATCATTCTCGGAAGTGCCGAGTTGCCGATGTACCTGGAGCAGACCCGAGTGCAGGCTTTGGACGCGGCAGCACTCGATAGCTTCGGCTACTCCGTCGCCCTGTCCTCGGACGGGAACACGATGGCGGTGGGGGCGAACGGGGACGACAACTCCGGCGGTACCGATGCTGGCTCCGTGTATGTGTTCGTCCGCTCCGGGACGACGTGGACGCAGCAGGCCCGTTTGCAGGGTTCTGAAGCGATAAATAAAGTATTCGGTAAGTCTGTCGCCTTGTCCTCAGACGGGAATACGCTGGCGGTGGGGGCGCAATACATTGGTACCCCCAATATTGGAGTTGCTTACGTGTTCGTCCGCTCTGGGACGACGTGGACGGAGCAGGCTAAAATACACGCCTCCGATGCAGCTTACGTTGACTATTTCGGCCGCTCTGTCGCCCTGTCCTCGGACGGGAACACGATGGCGGTGGGGGCATATTGGTCTGGCAGTGGTAGCGGTGGCACTGTGTACATGTTTACTCGCTCCGGGACGACGTGGACGCAGCAGGCCCGGGTGCAGGCATCGGACGTAGCGACGAGTGACTATTTTGGTTGGTCGGTCGCTCTGTCCTCGGACGGGAACACGATGGC